AACTTCATCAAAAACCCAACGAATTTCTATTATCATATCTTCAAAATCTTCTTTTTTCATTTTTCTACCTCCTTAAATTGAATTAATACATTCTAAGGCTATTTTTCGGAATAATCGATAGTTTTCAATTTTTTCAATGATCTTTTTCTTGTGTTCAATCAATTGTTTTTCGAGGAATTTCTTGTATCGGTAGATTATAACAGCTGGTAGAGGTTCTGTATCTAATTCTCGGACAATGCAATACTTTAGGCATGATTCTTTTAATGGCGATCTTTTGCACCCTTCCGTAGCTAAGAAATTCAAGTAATTAACAATGGGATCTTGGCGTTTAACTAAGTGCATAGGTAAATTTCTCCAGCCAGCCTCTAAATCCGTATGGATGAGGCATTTATTGATGTCAATTTTGTTTCTCCTTAGCCATTGGAAGAAATTCTGAAACTCGGTAGTCAGTGTTTGTTCCTTATGATCTTTTATTTCCTGCTTATATACTAGTTTTACTGCCGTTTTGATGTATCTTCTATTGTAATACTGCTCAAATCGGTAGGTAATTTGGCTTACTGCAAAATACTTAGGTTCTTGAGGATTTTTCTTGTCATGTTTAATATCTACTAAGAAAATGTAGCCATATTGTTTATCAATTATTTCACATAGTTCTATGTATTTTTTGTAGTTTTCGTTTAGTATTTTTAGATTTGCATAGGTTCCGTATTTTCTTGAACTTTTTGTTATATTGTATTTCTCTATATTTTTCTTATAATACTCATTTATTTTTTCTACAATTTTTTCAATTCTTACCATGCTATCACCAATAATATTATTCTCACAAGCCTTTATATACTTTTTCCTCTACCCAATTGTTCTAAATCTAACACAAAATAAGCATGCTTTTTCGCATTTAAACACACTTCAATTTAAGGGTCACCCTACTCCTCCCCCGCACAAGCGACCACATATAGGAGATATATAACCCACTAACATAATGATAGTCAGAGTGAAATATATACGGGCATACCCGCCGAAGGTAAAGGCATCCCTCATACGAGTGCCGGGACAAGTGTTTTGCGCCAAAAAGATAGTTATCCAAGACTTCATCTCGCAGTTGGATGATGATGACGAGATATTAATAGCAAGAGACATAGAACACCTCAATAAATATTGTAATGGGGTCGAGTGGGGTTTTGTTTTGCGCCGAAAAAAGATTTATAGGGACATAGCAGACTTTATCGACACTGCATTTTTTTGGGCTAGTTAAGTGTAGAAAAATATATAAATGGGCGAATGGAAAGAGATATATAGAGTACCCACCTACAACACGGGTCTAACCGGCGATATGGCGGTCACTGTCTCGGCGGAAGACATACTAGCCTCCCAAAAGTCCATGTATGAGGAAGGTTATCCAGAGGATGCCAATGAATCGCATGGAGGAGTAGGGGTCTGAGCTGGGTTAGGGTCGTGATTGTGAGGGTACGGGCAGTCATATGGGAAAAGAAGTATAATTAGTCTATACTATCTACTTTTGTGGCGATAAATAATAATCAGTGGGGAGTTTGAGTTTTTTGCGCCCAATAAAAAAGAATTATTAAAAAAATAAAAAAAAATTAGGAAGGGATGTAGTAGTATTTTCGGGGTCTGCCGGGCAGTCGTTCTTTTTTGATCATAATTTGAATATTATATTGTGGGGTTAGAACCTTGATATGATCGTAGAGGGTGGTCATGGGGATATTAGTGATTTTATTGAGTTGAGTACGGGTGACCGGGCCGTGTTTCTTAATAGCCTCGATAATAATCTCATCAATCTCATTCTTGTAAGACGACAACTCCATCACCTCATCTTTCCATCGGCGCAAGAAAAAAATTGATCGACGATCTGCCCCATTAAAGATGAAAAAGAATTATTGCGCCGTTTTTGGGATGGGGAACTGACTTTCGACTCTAAAAAGAGGGGGGAGGAAAAAGGAGATAAGCAAAGAGGAGGTGATAGCATGAAAAAACCAATTTGTCGGTCAGCCCCCAAGATGTCTGGAGTAGTTACAATGAAATATGTAGTATTATAGGTATCAACTAGCTGTTCGACGGTCATATTTCCCCAATTGGCGACTATCTGCCCATCATTTGTCGTCAGTCCAACTTGTCTTGGTAATAACCCGAATAAATCCTTTGATGCCTTCCCTATATATGCTGTCACCTTATCAGAAGATTCAGCAATAACCCGACTAATTTTATTTGAGTCTGTCGGGCTCACAAAAGTTATAGTTATTAATTCGTCTGCCATACAATCACTCCTTCATCTTTTTTTAGAAATGCATACTTTATAAATTTAACTAAACGAGCAATCCAATTCAAAAATACAAAAAAATTCCAAACAAAATCATTCGTGAAATGTCGTACCCTCGTGATGTGATTCATAAATTGTACCATCGTTCTTATAAATTCCAATTTCAAATAGTTGAGATTATTGGCGCAAGAAATCCGATAGTATGGATTGCAGTTATGGATCATATTGTTTTTAATGCAACCTTCTGGGTGTTCCCGAAAAACTCTGTAAATAAGGCATAACTCTGGAAATATATGTGTGATACAAAATGATTTTTTGCGCAGATATGCTAATAAAAATTTTTCAAATCGTGATCTTTTTAGTGTAATTTTGGGCACATCTACAACATATTGAATTTTTATTAAGTGATTCGAGTATTTTATGGCTTCGACTCCAATTGATGTTTTTTTGCGCATATATTTGTAGTATTGTTGTCTTGTTTCTTCAATGATTTTAAATTCCGAGTTTGATTTTTTGAGTTTATCAAGGTCATTTCTATAATCAACTACATACATTATGGGTATTTTTATTTTCATTGATGTTTCACCGCCACACTATAATATTCAGCACTTATGTATTTCACAAATCTCTTTATATAATGAGCCACTCCAAGATATGGATGCCAATTTTCTTCCAAGTTGCCGAAACATGAATGTAGTACCACTTCTAAGAAATCCTCGTCATATTTTGTTGCGCCAGCTACATTTTGATGGATACCACTTCCTAGTGTCGAAATTTTTGGTGGCACATTAGGATACCTTAGTGGGATAAGAAGCTCAATTTTGTATATTTTGTCGGAGTCTAAGTCGGGTTTAAATTGTAATATTACATGTCTTGAATTATTAGTGTCGAATTTTACTGATACAATATGAGGCGATTTAAGTTTCTTTAGTAATTCCAATTCTTGTAGTAATCGTTCTCCCCATCGTTTGGAGTATGGTTGCGCCACAATATCAAGATGTCCAAGTCCGTCATTGTATTTTGTTTTTTCTATTATATCTTCTTTTATTCTTTTTTCTTTTGGTTTATATCCAAGATTATCAAGTAGTGTTTCCAACTTATTAACGACTGTAGGGGTATTATAAAAGACCCAGCAACCATAATTTTTGTCCCATCGTCTTCCGGTTAGTTTGTAGTCCCATTCTTTAACTTTAATTCTGAATTCTTCGTCATACTGATTTAATCTTACTTTTATTTTTCCATTGCTCGTAATTACAAATTCATACTCTTTTGGTTTGGACATAATAAATAATACTGCATTGTGATTTATAAATTTATCGAGAAAAAAAGTATAAAAAAATAGTGTTATAAGGGCTCGCGATTTACCACTTTTTTAGTTCGAGGATCAAGCCCATATTCTTGCATTTCATTAACATCTAAATTCTCATGTATATATCCTTCTCTCATAAAGTTAGGATCGAAGTCATCATTATCCGGGTTTGTAAGATGCCGATATAATTCTCTTCTCATTGAATTCGTCATTGGAACTTTATTCATCTTTTCTCTTACAGATTTTCTTATTACACAAGTGCCATCGTTTTTTATTCTAACAATCACATAACCTTGATCTCGATATGTATCTCTATACTCCTTCAGTGTCACTATCATCTCTCTTATCCTCTATCTCTTCATCTGTTGCATATTTATGTTCTTCATTCCATTTCTCCCAAACGGGGATTAACATATTATCAATTATATCTTTTATTTTTTGCCAATCTTCCACCCTCGTGATATTAAATGACGATCTTAATTTCCACTGGCTTATCATAGCATCCTCCGGGTTATATTTTCTATATTTCACAAGTCTAATGAATGCTTTTGGTACCTTCTGACGACTAGGCCTTACTAACAATAATGCAACCCACCAGTTTTTAGTCTTCCTTAAATCTACACTTTCAATTACAGTATAAGTTGTTGGCGGAACTTCTAATTCCTTCAAGGTAACTTTTTGTATCTCTGGATTTACTGCCCTCAAATTACATGTCTCAAACATACTCTTCTCACATAAATTATAAGTGTAATCACTAGCGCGACAGACTATATAATCCGCCCACTTACATAACTTTGCAGTTTTCTTTTCACTCATGCTTTTTTCACCACCTCAACTTGTCCATTTCTTAATACCCATAATAATCCCCAACTTGATAGCCCCTTTTTCCTCAAATGACTCTCCAATATCACCTTTCGAGGACTGATGAAATACTTTTTTGCGCCAAAGGGATAATGCCGATATTGTCGTAGCCTTCGTTTATCATTAAAATCCTCATATGAAACCTTTGCCTCTATTATATACCATTTCGTCCCGAATGTGGATTTTTTTGCGCCAACAACATCCATTATCACTTTCACTTTTTTGGTGGGAGAAAGCCGTATCATCTTTGGAACTTCGTATTGAACCAACCAGCATCCTTTTCGGCGCAAAAATTCAATCGCCTTTTTTTCCAGTGTTTCGTGGGTGATATTATTCATTATATTTCGCCAATATTTCCTTAATCTTTGATTTTATATATAACTTTTCTTCATCTTTGTATCCATTCGGGATAGTTTCGAGGAAAGTCATAAGAGTAGGATGGATGGAATTTACATCACCTTTTTTACATATTGGACATTTGCCTCTTGAGATATAGATAAGTTCGGTGCCGGGTAATCGTAATCGTCGTGGATGTTTTTCTTTCACACAATTGAAACAGATAAAATACACGAATACATCAATATTTCTTTTTTCGAGATTAATCTTTTCTGATTCAGGTACTACCATCCCATAGCCCCCATACTATTTTTTTCCAATTTTGATATATTTTATGATCATTAGTTCCAACTTCTCTTAATGAAAGGATAAAGTCTCCAATACTGGTATAATTTTTCTTGATTTCGGCGATTCGTTTAGGGCCCAGTTGCGGAAGCCCGGCTAAAAAGAAGTTTCTATGATCTTCCAAATTATCAGTCTGTGGTTTCTTTGCTCTGATCCGATCCGGGTATGGGTCTTTATATAATGACTGCGCAAGCAAATGGATGGCATACTTCGTTTGAGATATATCTTCTACTTGAAAGACTTTGATTCCCTTTCGGATATGTCGCAGAACAGAGCCCATAAAGAGATTGATTGTTGCGCCCTTGATCCATTGTTTTGCTTTTGAGAATCTTCCTTCTATGATGAGGATTGTGCATTCATTTCCGTATTCAGATAGCATATTATTGAGTTGTTCTTGTAATCGTAGTTCCATAAGTGATTTTATATAATCTGAAATTTCCTTTCGTTCAATACAATAAACTTTATCCTCGTATTTTAACAAGAAATCTCCGAATTTTAGTGCTTCGATTGAAACTTTATATTGATATTCTGGAGGTTTGCCTTTATTTTTTAGTCTAGTTTCCACATTTTTTCCAAGAAAATAAGATTTAAAGTCCAACTTTTTCTTTTCTCTACTATCGATTTTTATTTCTATCTCCTTCATTTTTTTCTCACTAAAAGTCCGTCTAAATATAATCCCACTATCTTTTCAACAAATTTTCGTATTGATTCTTCTTCCGGATGATTTTTTAAATAAAGTTTGATTCTGTTGTATAATGCCAAATCAATTCTTACTGGTTTTGTGGGGATTCTCATACGGCATTATATATGACTATAATATTATTTAAAAATATCGTTTTCTTCGGAAATTTCGTTTGAATCCCAATGCTTCTGAGGTAAGTTGATAATTACTTTTTCGTTTCCTTCGGATTGCTTTATATACAATAATATCATCATATTCGGCGCCGGCACTGGTGGGTAATGCACAAAGACATGCTAATGCGAGAGAATCCGGGAAATCGTCGTGATATAGTAGTTCATCGGGATTGCCGGGTTGATGGTGGTATTTTATTTTTTTATCCACAGTGACATCCTTTACCAATCCCTTGAGCTGAAGTATTAACGGCTCGAAGTTTGGTATTGTGATCAAGTTATGTTCAAACAGCCTTTCGAGATTTCCATACATCGCCATCTTATCACTAATACTAAACCCAATGCCATCAACCGGGTAGCCTTCAAATTGCATTTCTTGTACATACTGTGTTCCTATACTATTCTTATCTACAAACCATCGTCTTATATTAAAAAGAGTATGCAAGCTTTTCATCATCCGTGATACTTCTTTTATGCTTCTCTTATTATCATACCAGATATATACTACCTTCACTTTTGGTTCTCGATACTCCACTATCGTTATGACACTGTAATCCCTTCCAACCCCAGCTGCAATATCTATCCCACCATAATATTCAATATCACTACTTTGGGCGCAAGAAATAAAATCATAATATTGCACGGCGGAATCAACTAAACTTGATGGAAATGCAGCTCCTTCAATCTCATCAAATAATGCTAAATATTCTCGTTCAAAATAATTTTTACCTTTTTTCATTTCTTTTTTTAATCTTCTTATATCAACTTGTGGAAATCCTACCCATAATGTTAATTCTTCCCCAGATTCATGAATTTTCTGTTCTTCGGCTTCTAATCTTGATAATAATAATCTTCCTATATATCGTTTTTCTTCGTCTAATATTACTCTCCAACCTCGATATTTTCTTTGCGCCGAAATAATTTCCCACTCTTCTTTTACTACAACTTTAATTTTTTGGAATGTATGAAGCCCAACTGCTGATGGATAGTGATGCGCTGAATAACCATCATCCGGATCTATTTCTTCATTCTTTTTTATTATCATATCTTTTGGATATATATCGAATGATCTCCATTTTGCTTCTGGGATAGTATGGGTAATAAATGCACTTGAAAAACATCGATAAAAATGATTTAACTTCCCAAAAGGGGTACCCAATAATATGCTTGATCCCGCAGTTGATAATAATGATGGCATTAACGCCTCAAAAACCTTATCCGGGATGAATGCAGCTTCTTCAAATATAACTTCTGATAATGGAAATCCTCTTGCAGTATCACCCGTTTGTCCTACCGGAAAAAATCCGAATTCACTACCATTTCTAAACTTAGTTCCACTTACTTTTGGTTTATCTACTATGGCATCATATAATATAGGATTTCTTTCTAAATAATTTATTGCATAATCATATAAATGCTTAGATTGTCTTTCACTTGGCGCAAAAATCAATATCCCGAACTCTGGCATTGTTATAGCATTATAAACACATCGTTTTGAAATAATACTTGACTTACCACACTGTCTTCCCAATACTACTACAATATCTTCGTGGTTATCTTTAATGATAGGTTCTTGATACCAATGATCCATCTCGCCGAAAAAGAATAATCCGAACAGAGTTGGGTCTCCAAATATTCGGCGCCGATCTTTTTCAGAAATAGTAGAAATTGCATCGTGATCTATTATCATTCTGATACCTCTTCCATTAATTTAAATATATCTTTTGGTTTTTCTTTTTGTTTTTTAGGCATTCCAAGCTTATCCATATATTTTATGATTTGTTCATGGATTCGTTTGTCATAAACTGTAATTTTTTCTTGTTCGGCAGTTCGCATTCCAAAAGCATTTTCAAATCTCCATGCACGATCTTTTCTTATTAACGATCTTATCAGCTCATCAGTTAGTATTTCTCGTGTGGGATCAGTGTGTATATCATCATAGGCGGATTCAATTTGACTCCATAGATTATTATACATTTCTACTTCAATTGAACATATAGAATTTTCGGAAAAGAATTGGCAGTGTTCTTGTAAGTCGCAATTATCACATTTAAGAAATTTCATTTTGCGATTAATAATAGCTTTTTTTATTGTAGAATCAATTTTTCCGCCATGTTTTTCGCATCTACCAGAATCATCGACTGGTATTCTACGACATGGTTTTAATTCTGGGCCCACTGGGTATCCACAAATTTCATATCCAAGTTGGGATTCTATAACTTTAATAAGATCGAGATAAACATCATCCCACTCTGGTAAAGGATTAGATACCATAATCTTCATCTCTTATATTTACTACTTTTTTTGGTGTATTTTCTTCGAGAAGTCGTAATTCGATTCTATCTTGAAATCTTATTGCTTCGAGTTCATTCACTTGTAAAAACGGATCATCATCTCCCAAAAATAAGGATGCTTTCAAAAATGTTTGTCGAGTTCGTCTTCTTCCTTCTTTTTTTTGTAAAGTTATAATTGCAGTCGATAATATCATATCATTATTTCGAGCCATAAATTTCTACACCATTATTTATTATAATATTATCATTCATTTTGGGTTTTGAACATTCTCTAATAAAAGTCTGTATCAGTTTCCTTTTTAAATACTTTCCATAAATTTTGTTATTGATGAACGAGGATTTCTACTATCCAATTGTTTTGCGCCGAAATAAATCGAGAAAGAGAGGACATTTCTTAGAGGATATTGAAAAAACCGACGGATTTAACTTGGCGGAATATATAGCCACAAACGAGGAATACATTAAAATTAAAATTGAAGAAAAATTATACGAACTGGATAAAAAGAATTATATTACAGAGATCGACAATCAATTAAATAAAATAATAAAAGAAATAAAAAATAATGATGACCGAACCTTAAAATTTGAAGCAAAAAAATTAATCCACCTTCGAGAATCCTATTATGTTTTAAGATCGAGATATAATAACTTCAATGAAGGACACTACATTCGGGAGCACCCCGATAGATTTGATGTCTTCTCCGAAATTTACAAAAAACATCCCTTAGTTAATACCGGCATCTATGCAACTGTATTTTCGGTTCTTCAGCCCGGCTATAATATAGAAATTGATAGTAAAAAAGGTAAGCAAGTTATAGAAGATTTCATAAATGACCCGGAAATACATTTTATCGAATTCCTCCAGAATGTCCTTATAGATTATCTCGTTTATGGTAATGCATATATTGAGATAGTAGAATATGAATCGGACATCATTGATCTTGTTTTAATCCCCCCTGAATGGATGTTCGTAGATTGTGATGCACACGGAAATATATATGCATACTACGAATTTTCACCCTACGGACAAAACATCTATATGCCGGATGAAATAATACATTGGAAACGACTCGGAAGACGAGAACCCTACGGAGAATCCATCATAAAACCTCTTATTGATCCAGTGCGCAGAAATCTTGATGTTTGGGAAGATGCCATCACTTGTCTCCATCAATATGGGGCGCCGAGAATCTTATGGACAATCGGTAATAAGGATATGCCAAAATTTAGCAAGGATTATATCAAATCATTCAAAAACGAGGTAGTGACTGCGGGTATCGATTCAGATATTTTTGCGCCCTATGGTATAGATGGGAAGCCGATAGATACAAGGAGTGCGATAATCGACTATAATGCATATTTGAACAAGATAGATTTGGATATAATAGCCGGTATAAAGGTTCCGCCAGTTACATTTGCGAGAGGAGATATAAGAGGAGAGACTGCTACCGAGTCATTGGAAGACTTTGATAAGAGAAATGAAACTCTTCAGAAGTTATTGTCGATTAATGTATTGATCCCGATATTTACGCGTTTATTGGAGCTAAAAGGTATTATGTATAAGAAAAGGTTGAACATCCATTGGAATAAATTTGAGAGGATAGAAAAATCAAAACGAGAACAGAATATTGTTAAATTAAAAGAAGCTGGCATATTAACTCCGAATGAGGCGCGAAGGAAAATAGGAATTACAACGCCGATTATGTTTAAGAATCCGATAACAAAGGATATTGATAAAGAGTATGGAGATTATGCTCAGCCAAGAGCTTCGGGAGCCGGAGGTTTAGGAGTAACTTCTCCTCCAGCCTTCAAAGGCAAACCGATAGCCTCTATATCACAACAAACTCAAAAAGGTGAGAAATAAATGGCAAGACCGTTAAAAGGAAAAGAAAAAAGAGTTCATGATGACAAGCCAAATTTAGATAAGAGAATTTCCCGGCACAACACCGGCGGTGGAACAATGAAATACGGAAAGCATATCTCTTCACTAAATCGTGGTTCAAATGTTTCTCGTGATCCAAAATCAATCCAACGAGACGGAAAATTACTACAAAAATGAGGTGATCCCCACCAATGCCCGAAAAACTACAAAGATGCTATGAAAAAGTTTTGGCGCAGATGCTTGACAGAGGAATGGATAGAGAAAAAGCCGATCAAGCTGCGCGAGCAATTTGTGTCAAATCAACCGGCTTAAAATGGCAGAGACATACATCACTTACACAAGTTCCAATTCAAGAAGTCGGAATTTCAAAGGAAGAAGAAAATAGATATGTATATTTAGCTGGCATTGCATTGAGAGAAACAGTATCCCGGAATCATATCAATTATAGGAAGGAAGTGCTGAAAAAAGGCTATCATACCCTTGAAGGTAAAAAAGTGTTTCCTAATCATAACTATGACCAAGTTCCCGTAGGAAAAGTCGTATATTCCGGGTATCGTGAATCCGAAGATGGAAAGGGAGAAATAGAATTTGTGATGGAAATTGATAGTAATATAGACCAAAAGATCGTAAATGCCATTGAATCGGGGTACATTAATTCAGTATCTATCGGCGCCGATGGTGGAGAGCTGATTTGTGATATATGTAATCGAAGGCTCGCAGAGTGTAAGCATATACCCGGCAAGAAATATATAATTGAAGGAGAGGAAGTAATAGCAACTGCGTCCCCTACTAAACTCGAATTCAAGGAGTTATCCCTCGTGTATTTTATGCCGGGAATCGAGGGAGCAACCATATTTCAAGCTGATGAATATATACCTCAATTAAAAGAAATTATAGATAAAAAAATTGTAAAGGGTGATAAAATGTCCGAAAATATTGATATGTTGAAAGGAGAAATAGAAGCCTTAACTAAACAAAACCAAGATCTAAAGACCAAATATACGGAAGTATTAGAAAAGTTGAAACAGATGGAAGACATTGAAAAGAAACGACAAGAAGCAGAACGAAAAAAACTGATAAACGAAGTAATCAAACTTGAAACCGAATTGTATCCAGAGAAATATCCGGCAGATAACATCCCGGAACGAGCAAAAGAGTATTACGAGAACGACAAATACACAACTGACTATCTCGAAGGAATGATATTACACTTAAAAAAAGAGATCGAATCTCGGAAGGAGCTGGAAATGCTAAAAGAAAAAGTATCGCCGAAATCCTATACAATACAACCACCTACTAACCAATCCCAATTATCAGAAGAAGAACGAAAAATCAAGGAAATACAAGAGATAAAACGACTTATCGAAAGAAAACTAAAGATAAATAAACCACTTGACCCGAAATTTAAAGAATATATGTATATGCATGGACTTTATATAAAGGTAGAAGGTGATAAAGTATGGTAAGTGCAAACAATGAAATTTGGCAATGGGATACTGGGTATAGTCCCTACGGCGAGGGCGAGATAAATAATCAAGCAACATGGACATTCATTGCTGGCAACACGATCCAAAAATATGATGTTGTATTCTTAGATGACAGTGGTGAATCATGGCAATATCCTAAATCAGATTCAATTCCTTTTGTTGGCGCATGTGGTGGTACTGCAACTGATCATAAGAAAGCACTTGGTATAGCTCTAAATGCAGCTGATTCTGGAGAAAATGTTTCAGTATTATGCTTTGGAGAACGAATAGCAATTCTAAAAACCAATAAAGCTATCAATGCTGGTAAATGGGTGCGCCCAAGCACCGGTCAAAACAATGAAAAACGAGGATGTGTCTATGAATGTGGTACTGGAGATGTCCTAACAATCGGCTTAGCATTAAACTCAGTGTCTGCACCATCAACACCCGGAACAGGTACCGTATCCGATCCTTATAATTTCCGACCCGTAGCAGTATTATTGAATAGCTTTGGGTCTATAGATTCATTAAATACTTAAGGTGATGTGAATGTCTGAAGTGTCAGTTAATATTTGGATTCCAGATGAAATGTATAAAATGGAATATAAGCCAGTCACTACAAACCTAAAAGAATACTACAATCCATACACCATAGAACTACCGGAACTCAGAGAAATTATGTCAAGAGCTACTGATAACTATTCATACTTGGTACCCGAAGTCATTGCAGAAAGAATATATGAATCAGCGTTTCCAAAATTAGTAGCACGACAACTATTAGAGTTAGTAACATTCAAAGGAACTACATATACACTACAAAAGGGTGTCGAAGATAGCATACAAGCAACCGTAATATCAGAAGGCACTGCACCACCAATCTCCGAAGAAAGATTCACTGAAGAAACCGTCACTCCCGAAAAATTGGGAACCAGAATTGAAATAACCCAAGAAGCCATTGAAGATGCTCGAATTGATCTCCTACCACGACAAATTAGGTTAGCTGGCGAAGCACTCGCAAAACTCGAAAATCAACGAATACTAAATGTTATTACCGCTAATGGAACTTCATATAGTGGTTCGGCGCCAATAACACTCGACCAAATTCTCGATATGATCACTACAATCGATGCACAAGGATGGGAAGCAGACACTATAGTAATGCACCCATACCAATACAGAGAACTTATGAAGACTGATGATTGGAAGGATGCAAACGATCACTATCAAGCAAATTCAAGTTATGTTGAACAGATGCTTCGCGGTCAAAAAGGAAGACTGTGGGGTATGCTTGATGTGTTAGTAACAACCACCATCTCCGCCGGAACAGTAATTGTCATTGATAGAAAAGTGGCGGGAATAATTGCGCAAAACCGAGCTATAACCGCAAAAAGATACGAAGATACAATCAGAGATACTTCTGGTTATCTTGTGACAGAACGATTAAAAGCAAAAATAATTTGGTCAAATGCAATCGTCGTAGGTAGTGGCTTTTCAACCTCGTAAATTTTTTAGTTTATTTTTTTTATTTTTTTCATTTATCCCAGTAAAGGTGTAGGATATGGCTAATGATCCCACTGCTGAGGATATTATGCGAGTAAGATATAGATTGAATACAGTCGGAGATACATCCTCCATATTATCAGATGAGAAGATTTCAGTATTTTGGAAAGAAATAATAGCCGAGATTGAAGCAGAGTGTGGAATCGATTTTGATAATACCAATGAACTCCACTTGGCAACTGCAGCTGATGGTGTGGCAACTATGGTATTAACAGACCTCATAGGAAGAGCATTTGAAGCTACCTCAATACAACTTGGCGACCTACGAGTCGATGAACAAGGGTTAAACTGGAATGTGGGAGTGTTTGAAGCTGCGCGAAATACTTTATACCGCCGATATGAAGCCCGAAAAATGCTTCTAACAAGTGGAAACTACGCCGTGTCATTCCCCAAATATACAAAGAGTATAAGAACAAGTCTAAGTAAGATAGGTAAATAAGATGGTCGTCACTACTAAAAATTTGGCTGTTTTTCTGCGCCGAAAATTATTATATTTCCTCCAAAAAGTCGGTAAGATTTATACTCTCAAGCATTTTACTGGGTATAAAGAGGATACTGCATATACGATTGATGATGATTATGGGTTAGTGAATAGGATGAATTATGGCTCGAATGATATTTATGAGTATGATACATATTATGTTTGGGGGTTTATAATATCAGATAATCAGCCACAGAGAGAACAGAGATGGATGAGAACAATAATAGGTGATGTGGAGTATGCGCGAGAGATTGTGTATTTATATCCATATGAGACTGGTGGAACTGAACTTATTAGAGGACAGCACATAAACTCAGACGACCAAATATTTGATGATTATAATAATGAATTTGTATTAGATACTTGTTATGCTTACAGAATTGAAAATGAAATTGTATATTATAAATGTGATATTAAACCAAAATTAGATAAAAAATAAATAGGTGATTAAAATAGCACGAAGAAAAAGAACTACAAGGAAAAAAAAGCCACCCTTAGGTACTGGTCAAAGATTCAATCAACTTAAAAGGCAACTCTCAAAAAAAGGAGTAAAAAACCCCGAAGCGCTAGCAGCTTGGATAGGTCGCAAAAAATACGGCAAAACACGATACCAAAAACTAGCAGCTAAGGGTCGGCGCCGAAAATCAAGAAAGAGGTCGTGATAGATGAAGGGATATGACCCAGTAGAAAAAGAGCATGTATATATATCGGGAATAAAGTTTTCAAATAATTATGGGTTACTAAATGTAGCATCTGCTGGAGAATTTTCAACGATAATGGGAGATACTAATGAGCATACAATAAAAGATAGTGCGGGAGTATTACTACGAGTATGGATTCCGACTGCATTAAATGGTTCTGTATATATTACCCTTGATGGTTCATCTGGAAATTTATCAAGTGGCACTTCGGGAGTCATAGAATTAGGAATAATATTCCATCAACATTTGAAAGTAAGATTAACAAATTCGGCGGATGCAGTAATAATTATATATAGGTGATGAAAATGCCACATGATGATCTACAAAAAAAACATTTTGGAATACATACGAATGAACAGAGAAAAGATTTGAATAAGAATATGCCCGGAACTTCATTTAAAGGAAAAATAATGGGAAATAAAGGTGCATCGACAAAACGCCATCCAACAACAAAAACTCGATCTCGACCTCTTTAATTTTTTTATTTTAATGGTTATATGAATCGTAGTATAATGAAGTGAATATTTATGACGGAAATAGATAAAGAAATATTAGAATTAGAACAAAAGATTGCTGAACTACAAAAAAAGAAAGCAGAATTTAAAAAAGAGATCGAAGAAAAAGCCAAAAAACTATTAGAAAAGGAAAAACAAGAAGAAGCAGAAAAGAAAAAGAAACTTGAGGAATTGAAAGAACAACTTAAAAAAGAAGAGGAAGAATTCGAGAAAATGCGAGTAGAACAAATTGCACTTGAAAAATCAAATCCACATTGGTATCGCATACACGGTAAAAAATCCTAATCTTTAATTTCAATCATATTTTTTTCTTTTTTCTATTTTTTCGATACATTTTTATATTTGATACTGCTAATTATAGAGCAAATGTCAGACATTCATAATATAGTGAAAAAGCTATTAATTTATGAACGAGAACTAACCAAATTTCGACGACTAAAAAAAATATTACCACGAGTAGTAAAGTCAAATAAAATCCTAAAAAATCGGGTTATTGAACAAGAAATGAAAATATTACGATTAGAAACAAAGATTGACACATTAAACGATATAATAAATAATTTGACAGAAGAATGTATGTTTCTCCGAAATGAAATCGGGAGCGACCTAATAACATCAGCAATCGCCACAAGAAATCTTCGGCGCCGAATAAAAGCACTCCAACAAGAGAATAATGACTTGAAATTGGCGGTAAATCTTAATATGATAAGTGCGATTGAACAACTTGATGTAAAGGATCGATATATAATACACCCGAACTTACAAATAAAAATAGAGATGGGGAAGGTAAGAAATTTTCTAAATAATATCCTTTCAAAGTGTTAATGTATCTAAGAATTGTAGGAATTTTTGTCTTGTATTTTTTGCATTAAATGGAGATTCTATGAGTTTGTTATAATTATCTTCCACCTCATTATGAAAATCTCCAGTAACACCTTTATTTATCTTCTTTACTAAATTAATGACATCCTTATATTGTAATACCCATAAACCATTTATCTCAATATCCATCCATTTGGGTACCACCGGTATTAATCTGGCGCAAACATATTCCAAGATTTTTACTTGTGAAAGATTTTTGCCCTTCCTAAGCGTCGAAACTCCAACTTTATATCGAGGTAATACCTTTCCTACATTTTTATATGTTAATTTTCCTGTCCAAGTCCAGCTGTTATCTATGTCTAATGCTCGGTATAATTTTAGTTCTTCATCTAATACCCCACTACCAAATACATATCCTTTCGATTTCAAAAATTTGCATATGTGAATAAATAGAAACGGTCTTTCTACATGATTGAGAGTTCCGAGCCACACCACACCTTCTTTTTTTTCATAGTCAATCTTTTCAAATCGCGTGGGATCGACACAATGAGGAATCACTTCATCTACAAGATCAGATGGTAGGTATCGATGATTTTCTATTGTTGCAATTGCTGTTTTTTTCACATCATATACTATTCCTTTATTTGTATTCCAATAATACGGGAATGTATGATACCGAGTTATATAAGGAACATTCATCATCTTGCACATAACTGACTCCCGATCACCCAAGCATAACACAAATTTATAGTTGTTAGTATCCCAATGATATTTTATTTGCGCCGGAGCATTATTCCGATCTAATTTTCTATATCGTATTCCCTTTTCCACCTCAATCCAATCATCATTTAAAGCACGGCCCAGTAAAAAGTCCAGATTATATATCGGCGCCAATAAATCTACATTGGAAGTCCATCCGCCACTTGCTTCTGGGATCGTATCGATTGAAATTATTAATATTCTTTCTTTCATTAAAACCACCAAGTACTATCACTAACATCGGGTATTACATAAAACGAATCACTATCGAGTAATGATATGTAGGTGCAACCACTCCAGAATACAATATCGTCGGGTGAGATGTCTGTTGAGGATGTATTTATAATGAAACTAACTCCACTCTCCGGGCATAGTATTATCTCACAAACTTTTTCTTTATTTTCATATAGAGTATCATAGCAATTACAACATGGAATATTCAAATTCTTTCGATTGTTTAATATTGTTAATAATTCCTCTTTTGGTTTCTTTGAAAGTGATTCATATATAGATTCATACTCAAGCTTATTATCACAAATACAACATTTACTATTCTGTTTCTCCATGAAATACAATGCTAAAAATTCTGCTATATCACCCGTAATATCTACTGACATCTAACCACCTCTTATCGGCGCAAGAATTACTATCTTATCGTTCTCATCTATTACATCGTCTAAATCCAACTTTATATGGACATCTCCTTTTTTCCTTATAACTATGAAGTTTTCGGGGATATTGTTATTATTTAAGAAATCTTTTACAGTTTGTTTTTTTTCGATTACATACTCTTCCATTTTGATCACCTACCATAATCTTTTTATTTTTTTTAAGTTTTTAATAGCATTCTTTACATTAGAACCGTATTTTATAAACTCTTTTATTTCTTCTTTATCTTCTTTTTTTACCACATCAATCATATAGGGAATTAAATCTATAATAGTAGCAACATCGACTAACAACTGATAATTATTGATATTAAGACACGCCGGATATTTAAATGGATTACATTCGCCGAGCTCATAGTTCTCATCCGTTAGGCATATCTTTTTTTCTTTCCGGTATAAAAGACATAACTTCTCGTAATAATATTTTTCATTCATAAGACACTTGCCCATAAAATACGATTCTAAAAACTTACATAAATCTTCATACTTCATAATAACCACCTCACTATATTTATAGATTCTATATCCTTTTTTGCATTTTCTATCAATTTTTGTGCAATTTTACAGTTCCTAAGGTAATATACTAATGTTAATAAATGTTCCATTTTTCGGGGTATTAACTGTATTTTTTCTGCAATCTTGATCGCAATGTCTAATGAGTCTTCGGCGCCAAAAAATGTGATGATATTGACGGCTAAATTGAATAAATCCATTATGACACCTCTTTTAATAATTCTCTTGTTTATAAGAATACAATATAGGATGCAGTCCATATCTTTTTATTGTTTTTAATCTCGGTATAAATATGCCATCTTTCCAGCTTTATAAAAAATTTCTTATGGTCTTCAATATCAAAACTCATCAATATGCATTTATCAGAAGGAGGCTTCTCATTCGACATCCTCAAAACGATATAATCATAGTAGGTCTCATCAACATACAACCATAACTTCATTTTTTATCACGCAATAAATCTATATAATGGTGTATCGCCGTATAGCAATCCTCACATATATTAACATAACGATCTATAGATTCAAATTTGTCGGATATAATTCTAAATGTTATAACACCATCCTTTTTGCATATATCACAATGTCCTTTTACTATTTGAATACTAGCGGTTGATGATTCAATTATGATTTTATGTCTAATAAACTGTTCATACCCTTTACACTCTAAATTTTTATGTAGAACTTTATTTTCTGTTGAAATAATTCCATACTTTGTACAATATACACTAAATGGACTAGCTCTATGAACACAATTATAACATAATGGATAGGCTTTCTCTATTTTTACGACTCTCATTTTTTCTTCGGGTAATTCCATTAAACCACCTCACTATAATTTATACAGTTATTAATATCAGATTTAGACGGGTTCGGATGATAACATTTACAATCATTTTTCCATGCAAACCATCTACAACTATTACATAATGTTTTATCTTTTAAGCACACTTTCTTTTCGTGGATTTCTCTTTGTTTTCTAAATATTTTAATTCATCTCCATACCTAAATTTATATATTAACTCATCTATATGGCTTCTATCCGATAACTTATCTTTCATCACTTCTCACATAAGCAAGATTCTTCATCATTGTATGGGTCGTATGCCCACTCACAAGTACTTCTTTCTGGACATTTGGCGCAAACAGACACCTTCTTATGACACTCCCAGCATCTTCCGTCTAATATTTCTGCCTCTGTTTTTTCCATTAATATTCCACAATCTTTACATCTCACATAGGAATCCAATCTTCATCACCTCGTAGTATGTGGTATATAACTAAAATTGTAAAGAATATTAATGCGAATAATACTGATATACTGAAAGCCTTTAGGAGTAATGGGAAATTAGAAATGATGAATCCATATATACTTATCATACTAAACGATATTATAAAAGTACATAGCACTACTACCAAAACATTAATCTTATCCATCATTCAACACCTCCTTTTTTAATATCTTTCGGAGATCAGATAATCTTCTGGCTAAGAATTGAATGTATTTAAATGTGACATATAATCGCCCTTCGACTGGTGGATAAATTAATAACGCCTTCTTTTGTAATAAATCATCTGCATTCTTCATATCTATAATACTCGATAACATTTCATAACTAAGTCTTGCAATCTCCCGTAAGTGATGATACACCGAAAAAAATATGTTGTGATCCAAAATGCTTTCTCGTATTCTTTCTAATTTCTCATCTTTATTATAATATAAATAGGAATCAATGTTTCGTAACGGAGACTCTTCAGATACAAAATATTTACTATAATCTCCACAAACGGTATCAAAGAAATTCTTTATATCAATCTTCATAGTTCATTCACCATCTTTTCTATGTCTTCTATTATTATACCAATTGTCTGAATTACGAAATGATATTTCTTGAGATTTTCTTCCATCGTTTGTACCATCATATCCATTAACTTCAAATTACTACATATATGTTTTATTTGTTTTATTATATCTTCTTTCATATTACCACCATCTTTCATAATTATTTGTAGATATAAAATTTTCTTCTATTATTTTTGGATGCACCCTACACATTTCTATTTCTTCATCAACTAATATTTTTGATATATTAAACCATTTATAATTTCTTAAAATCCACTCCACTTTTTTTTCTTTTGTCGGTAGAGATATAAATTCCCATTTTTTTGGATTTGCATAATCTCTCTCACATGAACCTAATAGTTTATTAATTTCCTTTTCTTTAAATTTCACGGTATATGTCAAATGCCCATAATGATAACATCTGATTTGTGGAAGATAGATATGTTTTGCGCCCCATAAAGTTATTCGTTTATCATCGCCGATATTATCCAAAGTCTGTGGTATTGTATAGTGATATATCAGTTCTGGTCTATATCTTATGCACTTAAGCATCCCATCATAATTTTTCTTGAAAAAGTTAAAACTGTAATAAAAATTGTAAAACGGATAGTTAATATATCGAATATCATCATCCGCCTTCTCCATTACCCGGCGCAAAACACCTATGTCCGCATCTGTATAAAACTCATCTGAATCCACGATTAATAGCCAATCTACATCTATTTTGTTTTTTTTAATAAATTCCAAGTATGCATTTCGTTGTTCGGCTTCATTGTTCCACTGATCTATCTCTTCAATAATATATAAGTCGGGCTTGGTATCTCGTTCCCAAAGATAATCTAAGTATTCATATGTTTTATCCTTCGGTATGGATTTGAATTCTTTTTGTGCGCCATAGACAATTATTAGAGTATCCACTTGATTTTCCAATGACTTGATACAATATGGTAGGAATGGCATTCCATTATATACAATCATACATGCGACTAAATTCATTTTTATCTACCTTTTTCCAACATATAACACCCGACTTATTAAATCTACCATCACAGCCAAATATTTTCAGTATTTCTTCTCTACTATACCTCTTCTTTTTTCTCATTTCCTTTTATCTCCTTATCAACCACATAATATCGTTCCTTCATATCCGATGGTATATACACCTTTTTCAGTCCTACTTTTATTAGATACTCCAACATCCGCGAATAACTAAACTTATATTCCTTTGCAAGTTGTTTTATGTATTTCTTTACCGAAGGATGTAAATATACAGTTGATTTTCCTTTTGTGTATCTAGGGTTGCCCATTTCTTTTCATCACCTCTTTATATCCATAGCATCTTCTATAATTTTTAGCCGTATATTCGGCGCAACCAAATCCCGTCAATGAACACCAAAACGGTTTTTTATAAAAGGGGCATATATCATCATTTTTTTCTTCTTCTTTTGGGGTGTTGTGGTTTTTGCGCCAAACTTTATAAATATTATTCATATCGATTGGAAAACTTAGGCGGTATTTGTTATTTATTTTATATGCATATCGTATAGTGGGGTATTTACCATATTTGGCATGATATAGAACTATAAAAAACATAAATAAAGTTGGGGATTTGAAATTAATGAACTCCGGCTCGATATTTGTATTACTCTTTACTCTATCGATAAATTCTAATAAGTCATTAATATAGTCTATGATATTTTCCGGGTCGCCCATATAGACATATCGTGTTTTTATATTCACAATCTCGTAATCATCTTCCACTTCAAAACTCTCATTCATCGCCAAGTTGATCAGTATCTTCTTCATTATCTTCATCCTCTTCATAGTCATCTTCTTCATAAACATTTCTCGGCGCAAGAAAATACTCGATCACCAAATCATCCAAGTCGTAGTTATACTCTGCGGTTATCTGGATGGGGGTATCTGCGCCAAATTTAATATATATCTCATTTGCATCCGATAGTTCCTTCATAATTTTTAGTATTGATGTTAGTTCGTAGGTGGATGATACGGGTTTTTCAAAATTATTTACCACTAAATCTTCAGTATCAATTACAACATCACTCCTATCATTATATCCATAGAAGCTTAGAAAATTTTCATTGGCAGTTAATTGTATTTCGATCATATCTACGCCCTTTAGTTCTTTCAATATATCCAAAAATTCTTTTTTATTAATTTGTACTTCTACGAGATTTTCTATTGTCTTTTGTTGGATGTAAGTTTGGCATTTTGGTTCTACAAACATCGGAATATTATATTTTCGTTTTTTCCATTCAATATTTAATTTATGATCGAGGGTTTCCAATTTTATGACTTCAGATTTCGGGGTTTTGTTTATAATTTGTTTGAATACCGGTACATCTACTATTACACTCTCAGTTTCTTCGATTTCATATGATATAAATAATTCCTTTTTTAATAGAAATCGTGTCAGAATAGAGTAGTCGGGAGAAATCACACTAACAAACAACCCATCGTCATTAAAAGTCATCTCGGAAACCCCAGAGAATAACGAAAAACAATTTATTACTTTATTTAAAATATACGATTCAATCTCACACCTCATATTTTTTAACACCTCCAAGTTCCATTTTTTATTAAAACATTTTTTATATTATATGGCATTTTTACAGTATCTATATGTGATGGGAAACTCCAAATATATGTCTCATTTCGTATCTCTGCGTATCTCCTATGTATCTCTTCTTGTATATCTAATGGCTTCAAAAATGAAAAATGATGTATCATAACTGGATATAGAGTCCATATCTTTGAATTTAACTTTTCATGAACTTTACCTTCCCATCTATACATATATTTATTATAAAATCTTGCTTGTACATCATATATTACTGCCGTTGTATTGTAATCATAAATATAATTCAATCGTTTAAATGCTCCCGGCTCATCTGTATAAATCATTGGGGGTGATAATAAAATCTCATCCATATCCAAATGCAACACATATTCTGTCGGCGCCAAAGAATCCAATTCATTCCTCACATATGCAAAATTTTCAATCGGCTCTGCTTTACTCTTTATTATTCGATATTTTGTTTTTTGTATATTCTTTTTTATTAACTCGCCAACATTCATGAAACTTCCGTAGAATAATATAATTTCTGCGCCTAATCTATCCATTGAACATAGCACTGCCTCTGTAAATTCAAATATTCTATCATCACATAATACACAAATACTAAAATTTAATTTATTTTCTTCTTTAGAATAAGACAATCCCATGCAATCACCCTATATTTTTCTATATATTCATTTATCTTTTCTTTTAATTGTGGAATATCATATCTCCTTTTACCTAACAGCAATATAGCAATTTTAAACGGAAACTCGAAACTGCACTCCACACATTTCCTCTTTCTGCCACAAGCCTCGCATATCGGCGCAAAAAAATGCCTATAGCCCATCAATTCCAATCTTTTTTTGCACTCCTCGATATTAAGCTCCAATATATTAGCTCTCATTTTTGAAGTTCCCTTTATCACATATCTCTTATCTAATATATTCTCTTGTAGTAGTAGGTACAGTTTCGTATTATATTTAGTCGGATGACGATTCACCTCATTTTTTATCATCTCCATTATATTCATTCGCCCTACTACAATCACCTCCTTTAATCAATATGTGCTAACTGCTCTTCTCTCGAAATTAATCTTATTTGTGATGATGTGTTCTCCAAAAAATTCCTTATCACTCGAATATATTCTCTAAATTTTTTATTTACTGTCCAGTTTCTATATAGATGCCCCACTATCAACTGCGAATCTGTCAAAATTTCTATCGGCGCAAAAATCTTATTCTCGATCACATAAGTTATTGCAAGAATTACTGCTAAATACTCACAATCATTGTTCGTGTATTCGGCGCAAGAATATTGTCTCACAACTCGTCTGTCTTTTTGTGGGTCATAAATCGCCGAATATTTTCTTTTCTTCGATACTCCACCATCACAATATATTTTATACATATGCCTTTATATTACGGCACACTTTTTAAATATTACTGTGATTCTATTTTTGATATTTCATTTAGGAGTACTTGTAATGAGTTGATTTTATATGATAGGAAGCTTTTTAGAATATCTAATTTATTATTACTATCTTCTCTACTAATTTCTATGTATATCTTTTTTAGTGCGTCTTCTAATAACATTACTACGAAGTCAATATCAGCTATATTTTTGCGCAGTACAAATAATATGTTATCTATTATATCATTATAAAACATTCTTATCACTAATCCACAGCTATTTTGTGCGCCTTATAATATCTTCTTTTATTTCTTCATATTTTAATATTATCTAAAGTATAGTTATAATAGTAGATAGATAAGATAAGAAAGCTATTAGATAAGCTATAAGATAAGCTATAAGAATATACTAGAGTAATAAATCAGAAAATAAATAAGATAACTTCTTAAGCTAATACAATGTATAGAAAGGTTTATAAGTATGTATTTTTGTAACTTAATTAATTATATAAAAAAAATGTGAGGTGATTAGATGAATATAGAAGAAGATATTAAGAACTTAAAGGAATTTATTTATGGCGAAGAGAAAGATAATGGAAAGATATATACTCTTAATGAATTAGAGCCGGATAATAAATTAGTACATAGAAAATTAGCATTGGTAGTATTATCAGAGAAAATTAAAGAAATTGTAGTATCACAAAAGTATATTAAACGATATGTTATGTGTTCAAGTGGTGGAATATTATGTCAGTTATCAGCATGGGATGGTTCTCTGTATAAGGAAAAGATAAAACAAGGTGATTTAATAATAATAGATAGATTTCGATATAAAAAGGTAAATGATTTAAATGTAGTTCTTATTAATGAAAAATGTAATATTGAAGTAAAGGAGAATGTGATGTCAAGATGTCGAGAAATTTAAAGAAAAGATTTGAAGATGTATTCACGGAAGAAGAATGGAAAAAGCTTGAAAAAACGATAGAAGAACTCAAAAAAAAGTTTTTATATGAGATATATTTAGATGATGATATGTATGATTTTGTTATAAATGAGTGACGAAAATGGAAAAGATATATAACCTTACAAATCATATCCCCACAGAAGAACAAAAACAAGATGGAATCGTGGAGCTCCCACCAACCATAAAAGCAGAAATACGAGAATTAATCAACTTTGAAGAACTGCCATCCAAAGAAGAATTACAAGAAAGGGCGCAGAAAATCACCAGAATCCTTTTGGCGCATAATATCAAAAAAGTTTTAATCGGCGGTGCAGTCTTTTTTATGCCAATATTAGTCTGGGAATTGAATGCTAACGGGATAACACCATATGCATCATTTTCAAAACGGGATGTTGAAGAATATAAAGAAAATGATACTGTAATAAAAAAAGTGAAATTTAAACATATAGGGTTGATCGAGTTAAAATATCCGATAAAATGGTCATATTCGTGGATATAATCAATTATACTTTTTTATTTTAATCATCAAAATTTTCATATTTTATCGGCAGATTTTTACTATTTTTTGAATGTATATAGTATTATAGTAGGTATTGTATTTAATAATGATATATAGTCATTCCATATTTTTGTTAGTCCTTTTATAAAATTTTGATATTTAGGAGTGATTTGGTTTTGATGACAATATATTATTAAATCGGGGCGAATATTAGAAAGTTTTAATTCTTCGATTTTACGGAGCAGACGGAAACACTGTACGCCCTCAATAACAAAGTTTTTTTGCGCCAAAGATTTCAGTTCGTTGATGAGAAGATAGACTTGGTCTTTATAGGGGTATGATTTATATTTATCGGAATGGATGATTGTATATTTATCGGAGTTGAATTGATTACTGAGAGTGGTTTTGCCGGTTTTTGGAAAGCCTATGACCACAATTTTATTATATTTCTCTGCAAATTTTAGTAGTTCATTGGAATCTGTAAATTGTTTTTTGCACGGGATATACATAATTTAACCCTCATATCGATCAATAATTTTTATTTTCTTTAACTTCTTTTTTGGTTTTAACACAATCAGACCACATTTTGATAATACATCATCTATTGGATCGTAAAATTCAAATACCGGATAATATCTTGGGCGGGAATGAAAATCGTGAATAAAAACTATACTATTAGGCTTCAAATATTTTAGCACTTCAACGGCGCAAAACAATCTTGCTCGACCATCAATGAAGACCTTATCATATTTATAGCCGAGTTTGTGAATAATTTCTACATAGTCTTTGAATTGTGATCGTGAAGTTGCAAATTTGTAGTATGGTTCATTATTTGGGACAAAGTGGAGTTCAAGGTTATTAATTTTTGCGCCGAGAAATTTTATGTGGTCATACCATTTTTTGTCGTGTTCAATGGAGATGTATTTTTTTACAAAGGATGAAAACAGTAGAGTAGAACCCCCAGCTCCCCATTCGAGCATAATGTCATCGGGGTTAAGATATGAGATGATTTTTTCGATTTCAGGTTCTTCGAGCCATGCACTAATCATTTTTATCATCTCAGTTTTTTATATTTATTCCAGAATCTGTATTTAGCATTCACATCTGATTTAAAGAATAATTTTTCGATAGTTTCGTCATTCCATACAAATGGTTCTTTGTCTTTATTACATTCATCGATTTCCGTATGTAATTTCTGGATAAATTTTATTGAATATACATTTTTTGTTAATACTGCGACTATTTTATTACATTTTGTGCATTCATAGGTAAATGGCATATTACCATAATAGGAAATAGAGATATTTATAAATAGTGGTTTGTGAAACTTTAATATATGGAACGAAAAAAACGAGTTGCAACAGCTACACATGCTCCGAATATTCCATCGGGGTTTGGTAGAGTTAATCGAGAAATTGCAAATTCACTTGGAATAAAATATGAAGTATTATGCATAGGTTGGCAGTTTCAAGGATTACCTTATCAGCCAAAATTTCCGTTTGCACAAGAACCAGAAAGATATGTAATATGCCCGTCTGCTCCAGGCGGTAATTATAATGAGTTTGGACAACAGACATTTCCTTCTTTTGTTTCGACATTCAAGCCCGATATGATGATTACATTAGCTGATTGGTTTGTGTTTTCAAGGGGAGCTCATGGATATAATAAGAATTGGTTGCCATTTTTTTTCGCGAAACAAGCTCAGCAGATAGCACAAAAACATATTGAATTGGTATGGTATTTTCCGGTGGATTCGGCGCCGATATGTTCTGCACATGTGGATTTGTTGCGCCATATTCCACACCCGGTAGTGATGAGTAAGTTTGGATTGATGGAGTGTATGAGGCACGGGTTTATTCCGATGTATATTCCGCATGGTGTTGATCCAAAGATATTTCATAGGGTTAGTGATGAGGAAAGATTAAATATAAGAAGAAATTTATTAAGAAGATTGAATAGTCATATTGATCCGGAGGAGGCATTTATCGTATTTTGGGGTGGAAGGAATCAGATTCGTAAGTTTCCACATTATTTAATTGAGATTTTCAGTAAGTTTGCGGAAGATAAGGATGATGTGTATCTGCTTTTACATACGACTCCAGTACCATATCAGATAGGAATGTCATTGGGGTTGCATATTGATAGATATAATCTGAATGATAAGGTGGGATTCACTCATGCTGGTATTGTCTATATGCCGACTGATCAGTTCTTGAATGAAATTTATAATGTGGCAGATGTGTATATTGATACGGCGGGTGGAGAAGGATTTGGGCTATTTAGAGTAGAACCACATTGGCTACCAGCTATAATGCCATATTGGACTACTGCTCCAGAGTTTTATGATAAACAACCAGTTGTTGATGCAAAAATGGTATTATCAGATCGTAGGAACGACGGAGATACCGGGTTAGTGAAGACATCTTTTGGATTTCTTGTGCCATTGATAGACTTTTGGACTAATGGAACGGGTAGTGATTTTGGGATTGTTGATCGGGAGTATTTTGTTGAGGCATTAAATTGGATATATTATCATAGGAATGAAGCCAAACGGATGGGAGAACGGAGAAGTAAATTTTTGTTAAAAGAATATAATTGGGAATGGATACGAAATACATGGGTTGGATATATTGATTCGATATTTGATGGTTATGAAGGAGAGTATATAATTGAGAGTAACCCGAAGATTTACGCCCCGAACTGCAATTAAACAAATTAAAAAAAAGGTGGAAGACGCGGTAAGTGTAGAGATGGAAAGATTACGAAAAGATGTACAAGTATATATACGATATTATAATTATATAGGAGAAGGTGTAAAGATTCGCAATAAAATCTATCATTATATAAAATCGGAGATGGGATTGGGAGGTTGGTTAGCAGAAGGATGGGATACGGGACTTATATTCAGTGGAAAATTATATAATAGTATAAAAAGTATTGTAAGGAGTGATCAGCAAACAATAAAAGGTCGAGTTTATACAAATGTACCATATGCAAAAATACATGAATTCGGTGGAGAAGAAGAATATCATAGAGACAAACTTTTAGATCGATTCCTCAATATGTATAAAAAAAGATATAACTATGACATTATGTTTGGCGGATATTATCCGAAGCGTTCATTTTTTGCGCCGGCATATAGGAATTGGAAGGAAAATTTGTTAAGAAGATTAGCGATAAAGATTAGGAGTATGATGTGATTGATAACCCATATTCAAAGTTATATGAAACATATTATTCGATTATTGAAGAACAATGCGCCACCAAATTTGATAGATAGAAATGCAATTGCGGGCTATTGGGCGGGGGCATATCAAAAGGATTCAGAAGGAAGATTAGTTTTAAGAAATAGAATAATACTACCCGCAATCGCAGTAACAGAAATGGCGTCTATAGAAAGAAGGTTTGCACTTGGTGGTTGGTTGGGTCGAGATACCCCGTATAAAGGGCAAGTGTATGAAGCATGGATACATATCGACCACTGGGCATATGATACATTACAAAGAGACCAACTATTATCATGGAGTAGAGATGTGATTTGGAATAATATGGATTGGTTGCGCAAAAGAGGGATAATAAACATTACAAGGATAGCTAATTATGCTCGTGGGTTTGATCAAGCCGATAGGATACTACAGTCGCATTCTCATCAACAGACGATGATAGTAAGAATGATAGATGAATACAGATTGCGATATACTCGTGTGCTTGAATATCCATCAGAAGGAATAATTGGTAAAGTCAAGGTAAGTTTAAATAATAATTCACTTGGTAATTTTAATATAGGTGGCACTAATGATCCATTCCCGTATTATTTTGATGATGAATTTTTTGATATGGTGGATGAATTTTGACAGCTCCGACAAGTAATTTAGATTGGTTTAAATGGAATATACCGCGTGGTACTGAATTTAGAACTGGAACTACTCTTGATGCATCATCAAATTCATGGAGTATTTCTGCGCCGACAAATGCAATGTTATTTATTAACGAGTTTGAGTTTGTAGTGGAGACTGGTTCGACATGGAGTACGGTTTCTATTACATTTCCGGCTGGTAATGGCGATGTGATTGGAGACAAGTCGATGAGTGGAAGTGGTACTGGGGAATCTACTCTTGCGCAGATAGCTGATCAGATTGTGAAGTATAATGCGGGTGATGGTAAGTATTATTTATATGGCAGTGGTATTGTTTTTTATGGTTATAAATTCGATTTGGGAGTTCCTATAAAGTTGAGATGGAGTAAGTCCGATTCATTTTCAGTTCAATTTACTGGGCTCTCAAAACGAATTGATGTAAAAGTTAAAGGTTGGACTATAAACGAATCAAATGCGGGTTTTAGTGATTAAAAATGAAGGAACCAGGCGTAAATATAATAGTAAAGTCAGAAGGAGTAATACGAGTACCTCCATTTTCTTTAAATCGGGGTATGATAATTGGTACGGCAAACAAAGGGGTTGTGGCGGTTTCCAATGGTGTTACAAAGATTTCACAAAACGATATTAATGCATATGCCGATTATTCATCATTAGAAAGAGATTTTGGGACTTATGATGCACTAACCGGAAACGAATTGACATTAATGCGGGGAGCAGATTTATTTTTTGGCGCCGGTGGAAACTATTTATATGCGATAAGGATTACTGATGGTAATGAATCAAGTGGTAGTGCGATGGTACGATATAAGGATGGTAGCAACTATCTTAATTGTATGAAGGTATGGGCGAAGGAGCCGGGCAGTTATTCACAAGATATTTCAATAAAAATAGAGTCATCAGCAAATTCGCCGATTGAGATTACAGAGAGATTTACAATTGGAGAGTATGGACAGACGGGGTATGCATTATCTTTTGCGCCGACGAGTGGCAATTCATTGCTTGGTTATGAGGTGACGGGTGATAGTTATACAACATGCTATTATTATGTAAAGAAAAATGAGTTAGGAGAGCCGGATCCGAATGGAGACATAGACCCGGCAAGCAAGACCCAATTGATGGTTCATTACTTGGCAAGCGGGGATAGTTGGAGTGGTGGAGCGGATACTGATATAGCGATATGGTATGATGTGTCTCCCGATAATACAAGTAATTTTAGGTTAATGCCGGGCTCAAGTTTGACGGGAGATACATATGTGATAGAGATGACTTATTATTATGATGCAATTGATATGACAGTGAAATGGAACAAGATAACCGAGCATTACAAGGATTTGAACTATCTGGGACATATTGCATCTACGATTAATAGCAAATCAGAATTGATTTATATAACGAATCCAACTGGTGGTTCTACATTTCCATATGATTCGGGAACTTCGACAATGCCAATGCCATTCGGATGGACAAACTTATCGGCGGGTAATGACGGCAAGAATGTGGATTTCAATGATTATAGGAAGGCATTTGAGTTAGTACGAGAGATGGATTGGGATTATTTGATGTTGCCGGGATGCACTGATTCAAGGATACAATCACGGGCTGTAAGTGAAATGACAACTGCCGAGAATAAAAACTATGAACATAAAGTTATCTTGGGACATGACACGGGAGAAAGCGCCGGAAAGGTATTAGCAAGAACTGATTTGATACGGGATGATAGGGCAATATTTGTCACGCCGGGTATTGTGATGTCAAATCGATATACTGGTAATTTTGAGACGGGGTCAGCAACTTATACTGCTTGTGTCATTGCGGGTAATATTGCATCAAGAAGTGTTAGCACCAGTATTTTAGGTAAAAGCCTACAAGGAATAGAGGGTATTGAAAAGGAATGGAATAGCGCCGAAAGAGAACGGTTCTTGGATAATGGGATTATGAGTATAATGAAGCAAAACGGTTATAAGGTCAATCGTGCAATTACAACTTCGGAGACTTCAGATTTTCTGCGCATCACCACACGGAATATAGTGGATTATGCAAGGAAGGGTATAAGGTATATAGGGCGACAGTTTATCGGAGAAAATAATAATGAGGGTATAAGGGGAGCTATGAAGGCAGCTATTGATGCATTTTTGAAATCGATGGAACGAGCTGGTCATCTACGACAATTCAAACCTTGTAGTGTGTCGGCAACTGATGACGAAATCATTACAGGAGAGGTTTCCGTAGAAGTAGAATTATTGCCTCAATATGAAATTGAATATATTAATGTAGTAGTTAGGTTAGGGTGATTTGAATGAGTAGCAATCCGACTGCGGTTGAAGACTATTTTATAGGGCTGGATGCAACCATCTATGTTAATGGCTTGAGAGTGGGATATATCCGTCAAGTAGCATTCACCATCACACAAGAAATTAAACGATATAATCCACTGGGGCGCACACAACCCATTTTTCGGCAATCAATGAGATATGGAAGATTCCGATTAGAAGGAGCATATTGGGATAATAAATTATTAGCATTGGCAATGGGAACACCATATATCGACGAGGATGATGCAAAGGATTGGCGTGAAAAAGCAAAAGACGGGTCTCTATCTGCAAATAGTGAGGAGGCAGAAGTGTTTTTCCGATATAAGAATGCAACTATCCAAGTTTCAATAACAGCTGGTGGGCATATCACAGATTCAGATGCAGAAAAACGAACTTTGATAATAAGCGATCTTATTCCCGATCAATACCAAATAAATCTGACTGCCGATGGAATAGTGTTGGAGAATGTGTCTGGCTATGCAATGTCGTGGAATTTCATAAATAATGGTGTGTGATAAATGGAAATTTTAAGACCTGATTATACGATTGAAAGAAAAATAAATGGAAAAAAGTATAAAGCCAGACCTATTCTATTGAAGGATGATTTTGAGGTTACTGAGTTAGTAGAACGCGAAGAACAAGTAGCTGGTCGAAAATTCTCGGATGAACTTCGGCGCCGAAAAGAGAACATATATTTCATAATCCAGACGGTGATGGTGGAGAAAAAGAGAGAGGATGGTTCGATATACTGGGATAGGATTACTTTGGATTATCTCAATAGTATAACATGGGTGGAGATACAACAAATCATAAAACTGATGAATGAGGTAAATTCCCTACCGGAAGTAAAAAAAAAGTAGTTAAAATCATAAATTCGGCGGATTCAAGGTTCTTATGGCGGGTTATGAAGGAATTCCATATTCTCGATTTTTCTATTTTATGGCGATTGACTCCAGCACAAAAAGTATGGCTAATTGAAAATTTAAAGAGAGAAGATGAGGAATGGAAGAAGACATAGGAAGTTTGCGGGTAGATTTGGAAGTAAATACAGAGGAACTTGACGAGGCAATAGAACGAATAACCGATTTAGAAGCACCATTACAAACTGTGGGAAGATTTGTTGAGAATATGGCGGTATTATTAGTCGGGCATTTGAGGGAAGTAGCAAGTGGCTTAACTGATAGCTTAGTGGATGCTGTGTTAGAGGCGCAAGAAATAGTAGAAAGAATAACATTCAAACCAAAAGTAGAACCCCAAGTTGGAGTGCCGGTTCAAGTTCCAATTTCGGCGCCGGCTGTTGCGGAGAGAAGGGAAGAAGTACCGGAGGAGGAAAGAATAGAAGAGCCGGTTATACGACAAGTTGGTACAAGATATTATATGAGGGGTAGAAGGGGTGCTATTAGTAGAGAAGAAGCAGAAAGAATTTTGGCAGAACAAAGAGCTCCAGCTGAAGAAGAGAGAGTTCCAGAAAGAAGAGAAGTAGCAGTTCAAAAACCAAGAGTAAAAGAATTTTCGATAAAAGGATTTACGGCGGAAACTGAAATAAAAGTAGTTCTTGGAGATATGATGTTTTATGTTGATGTATCGGGAGTTGCTAAGATAGAACGAATAATAAAAGATATGATAGAACAAAATAAATATAGAATCGTGGATATTATGATAGAGGCAATGGAAAGAAAAGGATTGAGTATTTCATAGGTGAGGATAATGGTTAATTGGGCAAGTATATTAAGTAATATCACAGAAGTCGGAGCAATAACAGCTACTCTCATCAAGACAGTCCCGCAGTTTAGAGGACTTGATATGAGTTTTATTAAATCGACTGTGATACTCGGCGGGTTTATATTTATTCCACCCCCCACAAGAGTTGCAGACGAGATATATCATAAAGTTGCAGAGATACCCATATTAGGAATGAAAGGTAATCGGTTGCAATATTTTGGTTATAGGGCGCCGAGAATATATATTGAAGGAGAATGGATTTATGCGGAAGAAACGGGAACTCGACATACAACGAATCCGAATGTGGTGGATATTGTTGCGCCGGAGGATATGAAATATATATTGAGGAAGATAATCAAGGCGTATAATGGTAAGAGTATGCCGTTTATTTCAATGGTGAATCCACAGTTTCGGATGGTGATGGTGGAGAGTGAGTTATATGAACCAATAGAGGGAAGACCGAATGATATAAGATATAGACTTACACTAATTCAACAGCTAACTTATGGAGGGCCGTGAATGATCTCGAAGATTTTTTTTGATGCAAAATTTACAGTGGTTGTGGTGATTGGCAGTGGTGAGAATGAATTCGAGTTAGATCGTGATGTGCTTAGTGGTGTGATTGTGAATGAAACTCTTTTGCGCCCTTCATCAGTGGCTTATGTTAAGGTGTCAGATCCGGATATGAATTATTATAACAAGATGAATGTGGGGAAGGATATTTTTATAAGTATAAAGGATTGGAGTAATGGGAGATTATTTTTATTTAATGGTTTTATAATCGGGACACACTGGCATATAGAAGAGGAGACGGGAGCATACACAGAAATAATATGTAGGACATGGCAGTATTACTTGGAGCAGAATGATGATTGGTATCCGGCAGGGCCCAGAACAACGAGAAGTAGAAGAATTTCATTAAAAAGATATACAGTTGCGAGGTTTTTTAGATTTTTGTTTGAGAAGTATGGGGTTGTTATAAAGTATAATGAAGTGGATGAACATGTGTTGAATATACCTATAAAAAAATTTGGAATCCGATATAAAGATAATATGTTTGTTGCGCTAGCTAAGATTGCATTTTGGAGCGGTTATTATATTATACAGCATCCATTTGATAGTAAGACATTGGTATTTTGTGATTTAGTTACGGATTTTACCCAAAAAAAAGATATTTCAGTGTCGTATGGGAAAAATATAGTAAGTGAGACATTACGAGGAGTTTCGTATTTCAATCGGTATAGAGAGATGGTTCTACAAGGGTTAGTAAGAAGGGATTCTGACACCAGTAATAGTTCTACATATACAGAGAGATACCGTGATATGTTTGTGTTTGGAGATTTTATGCCCGTTAATAGTGATACCGAACTGATTGGAGAAGAAATAAAGTACATTTCCGAATTATTTAATGATGAGTGGTTTATGAGAAGATTTGCATCCGCATATTATCCCTATATTTTTAGAAGACCCGTTGTTGCAGAATTTAGTATTAATGGGATTGCATTTTCTGTTTATGAGATTAATGACTATTATATTAACGCCTTAATTCCGCTTTCTCTTGATATACCGGTTTATACTCGTGTGTCTGTTAGCCGGTCTGAAAGCCTATATTTATATGCAGTAAAAGTATATCCTTATGAGATAACACATCAAATTGATAATAATGGCTATGTAATGACCGTAAAAGTGTGCGAATTTATTAATTGGTTTGGTATTGGATATTTAAATGAGTTCAAAGAAAAAATTAAAAGAAGATAAAAATGTCGGAAATTTACTATGGTGTTGTGAAAAAGATTAGATTGAAGACCACTGAAAATAAAAAGGCATATAGCTGTGATGTGGAATTACTACCCGACGGCGAGGAACTCGAAGACATTGATATTATGGCGCCGATGAGTAAATTTCACGCCTACCCCCGCGTCGGAGATCGGGTAGTAATCGCAGAGGTTTATGATTATTATTATGTGGTTCTTGGTGTAGTATATCGGCTTGATGATAGTAATCTTCCTTCTAACAGAAAATCAGATTCGAGTATTATTATTGGCGACAATTTTATAGAAATCAATGAGGATACTACAATCAATATTACTTTGGCGCAAGGAAAATCATTGACGATTAATGTGTCGGGTGGTGGTCAGATTAAATTAGGTGGTAGTTCGGCATTGGCATTAGCAAGTCATACTCATATTGTAAGTGGTGTCACTTTAGGAGATGATAGTGTTACTACTGGAGTTTCATCTGCTAATACAACTAATTTGAAGGGTGGTTAAATGAGTGATGAGAGTATTTATGGGGTGGATATTAAATTGGTTCGGCGCCGGGATGGGCTTTGGGATGTGGAAGAAGGAGTGAATGGAGATTTTACACAAGTTTCAGGGAAAGATACAGCAGTTCAACTTATAATGACCGCATTAACAATTGCATACGGAGAATTAAAACTACACCCGGATTTTGGTTGTCATATTCATAGTTTAGTAGGAGAACCGCCAACTCCCATCTTACAAGCATATCTTCGGGTTTTTACCTATGAATCTCTGATGAAACTGAGTATTGTTGAAGATGTGTATAATGTGGATTGTTATCTTGATGAGAATGATAGCAGTATAATAAATATAAATATGAATGTAAAACTGATTTCTAAGGTTAAAAAGGCGGTTGCAGAAGCACATACATTTCTTGGCGCCGAAAAAGGTTATCAGCTCAACAACCCGAACATAATCACGGTGGAAGAGATACGGGGCTATGTGGATGGTAATATAGTGTCATTTACGAAGGATGTTGATTATAATTTGAATGGTGATACGATTGTGTTTATAGGTAGAACTCCGACAGCAAGGACTACATTCTTAGTAGATTATTATTATTTTGAAGAAGACAAGGATTATGAACCACAAAGTATAATTTTAACATATCCATTTAAATTGAGTAGTGAGTGAAATGAGTGAATGGGTCAAAGTAAAGTATCCGTTTCCGATTGATAAGACACGAGAAGATATAGTAAATTTAATCAAGGAACAGTTATTATATGGAAAAATACGAGTAATAGATGAAGAACATACATTTACATCTGGGGTTTATAGTTATCAGCTTGATCATTTCCCTTATGAAGTGTCGAGTGATAGCATCGAGGTTTCTGGTACTCTTAATAGTAATCGTCATGTGTTTGTATTTGGAAGGGACTATAACATTGTAGGACAAAATATTGTTTTTGATTCTAATTACGATTATCCCGATAATAATACTAAATTTTATGTGTCATATTACTATCTTGGAACAAAATCCGGGCTAACTTCAGAAGAGCCATCCAGCACTACTATGATTATGATTGAATCAGTAGCAAATGCCTTATATGATCTATACGAGGAAATTAAAAATAGCTATTATATGACGATGATTTCGACTGCTACCGGCTCGTCATTAGATTCTCTTGCCACATTAGTAGGATGCATAAGATCACCCGGCGCAAAAGCAGTCGGCACGGAACGATTCTATTTTTCAACCACCCCAGTCACTATCGATACGGGTACTATTGTTGCAACCCAAAGTAGTGCTACTCAAGAACAATTACTATTTGAAACCACATCCGGCGGGACATACACTACGGGTAGCTATGTTGATATACAGATACGGGCAAAAGAATATGGAAGTAAATATAATGTCGGGTTAAATACTGTAACGGTATTGCTTTCTCCAATTACAAATGTATCATCAGTCACTAATATCACCCGACTACGAGACGGCGAGGATGAGGAGTCTGATGAGGATTTTCGGCGCCGAATACCATTGGCAGTTGAGAGCAAGGGCAAATCGACATTAAATGCATTGAAGTATGATATAGAGCAGATTAGTGGGGTAAGGTCAGTAAAGATAATGGATAGGTATCGTGGTAATGGTACGGTTGATATTTTTATTACTCCTAAAACATTCCCAGTTTCGACCAATCTCAGCACGATAATATCAAATGCGATTGATTCGGGGAAGGCGTTAGGTATTGATGTGGGGTATGTGATTCCCTATGTAAAAAATGTGTGGATCACCGGGAGTGGTATAAGAAAATATGATAGTGATGCGGTTAATGTATTTAATACGGCTTCTGGCGAGATTTGGGATTATTTTTATAATTTAGAAGTGGGACAGAGAACTCGCAGAAACCAGTTATTTGGAAGGATGCTTGATGATAATAATTTGATTGATATTACTAATTTTTACATTCGAGAATATGATGCTGATCTAATAGTACAGCAAGATGTGATAATGAAGATCGGATACCGCGTAAATGACACTGGAGTACAAGCAGTTCGTGATGATATAGATATGTTTGACTGCGCCGAAATTATACAATGCACAGGAGATTACTCGACGGGCTGGTATGTGGAGCTTGGAAGAGATACCTACGATTCCGGGTTATCCATCATTGCTTTTGATGTTTATGATGTATTTGAAGTGGAACAAGATGGAACTAAATTTACTGAAGGCGTTGATTGGGAATTCACGGGACTTGACGAGGGCGATGAAACTATAAATGGAAAACATTTCAAACAATTACACTGGCTTACCGGCGCAACAAATTATCCCGTGAATGGAAGTTATTATTCCGTGAAATATGTATATGATGCAATAAAATTTGATGTAAGTTCGACGGGTGAGTATTAATGAATGAATCAACTGGAACTGCAATGATATTGGATTATTTGCCGAAGTCATTTGCAAGGGATGGTGCATTATCAACTTATTTATCAGCATTTGGGGAGGAACTGACGAGAATAAATCGGGTGTTGGATGTTTATTTTTTGCGCCAGATAAGTTTGACGGGGGATATGTGGGGTGATTTTATTGATAGGATAGGAGAGGGTTATTTTAATACATATAGATACACGGATGATGATAATTTTTATAAGAGAAGACTGAGGGCGATGTATTTAGTGGGTCATGGTGGTACGAAGAATGCGATAACGGGGATGACCTATACAGAGTATAATACGGGTAGTTTTTATGAGTTATGGCGGGATCAGATGGTATGTGGGTATGGTGGTGGTACGGGTTGTGGTGCTTTAGTGGGGTGTTATGATGAGACGGGAGAGAATAGTGAATTTTGGTTTGTGAGGGATACGGGTGAAAGTTGGGGTACATCGGAGTATAGGGCGAGGCTGGTGTTTGAGAGGTTTAAGGCGTGTGGTGTGGAGTATGATATAAGGAATCCGGTGCCGGCTGGTAGAGAGGAATGGACAGTTGGGAGTGATGGGTGGTATGTGGATACGGGTAATGGTTATGAGGTGCCAAATGCGGGGAATACTGGGTATAGTTATGGCTATTATGTATTGCAGAATGATGGTATATACAATGCCGAGTATAATTTTGAGGGTGAAGAGGAATTTGATGGTAATTATAGGGCGGAATATAGTTTCACGAATGATCCAAACGGCTCAATTCCGGGTGATTGGTATAAAGGTGGGGATGGTTCAGTGCAAGTTATTGCTGAGAAAGACGGGCATAAAAAAGTGGTTGAATTCTATGATAATGCTAATCGTTGGACATGGATATTTAATAATATTATAGATCAAGAGTGTGGGACAATTGAATTTTGGTATTATGAGCCGGATGATGATGGGTATTTTGAGTTTCGACTAAGAAGGGAAGGTCGGAATATTGGTTGGTTATCAAGGAGATGGAATAATTTACTATGGGCTTATAATGACGGTACAAGTGAGCATCATACAACCATATGTAGCGCAATATTTGGTGAGTGGGTGCATGTAAGAATAGATTTTGAATGTAGTACGGGGGGATATAAGGGCTTGGCAGAAGATCGAGTCGCAATATATATTAACGGCGAATTAATGGGTTCTGATTACATATTAAATGATTACGGAAATAATCCGCCAGATGTTTGGGAGATTGGATTTACATATTTGTGTGGTACTGAAGGGTATAAGTATTTTGATGCGGTGGATTTTTCATGGGCGGATGGGTATTATGTTTGGCGCAATGCCTATAAATTTATTCCAGATGGTTTTGATAATAATGGTGGGCTATATAAGAATAGTCAGAAGCCGTTAGCAACTTTAAATTTATATAGACAATTCGAGGGGCATTCTAATGTTTTAAATTTTCATTATGAGGATGATGGTGACCCCAATGTGCCATGTATAGATATACCATTTGGTACTCATAGATCGGGGGCTATGGAATTCTGGGTTTATGTAAAAGACACACATCGTCAATTTGAAGTGCAAATTTTATGGGGCGGAACATATATTTTTAAGATTTATTTTCATGCTACTGAGACTCAATATAAATGGGTAGATTATAATAATGTAACACACACATATAACGATGATCCAATACCCGTTAATGAGTGGCATCGGTTTATGATAAAATGGGATCAAGACGCTCAAACTGGTGGTTTTTATAAGGATGGGGTTTTACGAAAAAGTGTAGATAGTATATTTAGTAATAATATTAATCGTGCAATGTTTAGAACTCAGATTTATAGTAATGTTTATGATGTTTTTATTGATGCAATCGACTTCTCTTGGGAAACCGGTTACACTGAAAACAGAAATAAATATCCTAAATATACCCCCTCATTCTGCACCTTCTATAATTCCATCCACTTCACGGGGTTCTCCTATGATAGCACCGGCGAGATGATGATCTATAAAACCCTACCAACCGGACTCTACCTTGCAGATACCGGCGCAAACATTCTCCATTTCCATATAAAAGGTAATTATCCCCTCGTATTGGAAAAAGTAGCACTTTATAGTTGTGTCATTCCATATACCATAGTCGTGACGGGAGAAAAAAATGCTAACTATGAAGAATATGAATTTGGAACGGGAGATTATCTATCACTTCCCGCCGATGATACCGGAAATTTAATGGGAGTTTATAGTTTTACGAATGTAGGAGAGGGAATTAACCCTCCAGCTGGATGGGAAATGATTTCAGAGCCTGCTGATTCTGATTGGGAGATAATAAATAATTTCGATAATCACTTGAAGGTTTGGAAACAAAAAAATAGCACCTCAGATTATACCTCTGCAAAGACACAATTTTCGGCGCCGAGAACAAACGGAACAATTGAGTTTTTTGTGCAAGTATCTGACACTACAAATGCATATTGGTATTTCGATTTATTATATGATTACTCTACTAATAATATGTGTGGGGGAATAGATTTTAGGCAAGGTGATATTCATTGGAGATATAAAAAAGGTTCGACATGGTATAATATAACTCTACAGTCTTTTAATGCGAATGAATGGTATCATGTGAGAATTGATTTTGAGTGTGGTACGGGACAATATGAAGGATTAGCAGAAGACCAAGTTTATATCACGATTAATCAAACAAATGTCTATAATCAAGTGATGTATAAAGCTGGTACCACACAAGGCCCGGATTTCGTCGAGGGTGTTAGAGTTATGGAAGGATTTCTGGGTTCGTACTTTACCGGCTATGTGGATGCAATTGATTTTTCGTGGGAAGATGTAGATGGACTTGAATATTTTGATGGGCGCAACAGATACTATCGTCGATACAAATATTTGGTAAGTAAAGCACCCTATATCACAAAAAATGTGAATCAACAACTTGACACGGGAGAATGGAGTTGGGTGGTGTTGGATTTTTCGGCGCCGGATGAGATTATGGAGGGTACGGTTTCGTTTGAGAATGATCATATATCGGGTATTGGGTTTATATTAACGGGTGGGTATGGCGAGGCGATTGAGGTGGATGTTGCTAAGATGAGTTTTGAATATAAATACACAGTCACGGGAGATGATCTTATAATATGAGCTGGCGCAAAAATATTGACGATTTTTACAAGGCGATTGAAGTATCGGAGGATGTTATTAAAAAATTAGTGAAATATATATGTGATCCGAATGATGACGATGGAGTGATGGCGGTTTGTTGTTTTTGCGCCGTAAGTAGGAGGGATGGTTGTACGGGCGAGTGTTTGGATACGAATGTGCCATGTGGAAAGTTTAAATTAGATAGTGGTATGTACGAAAATATTAAAAAGATAAGAAATGGAAAGATAAAGGTGATGAGAAATGAGTTATAAGGAATCGAAGAGTATAGTGCCGAGTGATAAGGCGAGAAGTGTCTGGCGGATATGGAGCGATGGTAGTGTATTTTCACAGCAGAATATGAACACCATAGTGAAGGATGTTGTTGTTGGCACGGGTGAAGGGTTTATTGCGGGGTTTGATAGTGGTGGGCTGAGTTTATGGGCGAGTAGTACGCCGGATAGGTATGTGCATTATAATAGTGGCGTGTATTATGTTAGGAGTATGGATACCGATCCGAAGGCGGGAGTTTATAGGATATATGTAGAGGATAGTGGTAGTTTTGGTTTGACGGAATTTCCAGCTGGGGACACGGGATGGAGCTTTATTTATTTGGATTACTTGGGTAGGATCGGGGAATATACTGGCGCAACTTGGACATACGATCAAGGGAAGTTGCTGATTGGTAAGGTGATAAGAGATGGGAATAACACGATAGAGAATAGTGATATAGTGGATATGAGAAAAATACAACCGGGAATAAATGAATTTTATAAAGATAAAGATGGTAAATTTAATATAAATGGAGATGTTGAGTGGAGTGGTAGTGCTACTGGAAAATTACCGGATCATGATCATAGTGGAGATACGGGTGATGGTGGATTAATTAAACATAAATCTTTTACAATGGTATTTCATACTTATTTACCGGCTGGATTTGGTGATGGAAAAGTAGTAAGATTTGGTGAAGATTTAATAAATAATAAATGGCAATATGCTTTAGGAGATGGTAATTATAGGATGTTAAGAGGGCAATTAGTTGTGTCTCAACTCACTAAAGATGGAGATTCAACACATCAAATTGAAGCATCTATACTTATAACTTCATCAGAAATTATTAAATATACTGTAAATCTTAATGCTACTTATGAATGGAATTCGTCAATAACTCCTTCTTCTGGTAGTGTTCCATCTTCTACTATAGATAAGAATATTGCTCCCATAATCAATATAAAATATAATGATACTGATGGTAGTGATTCTTTAATAAATGATTGTTGGGTGACATTTTATGTAGTTATAGAAGCAGTAAGTGATTAAATATGAAAAAAATGAATGTAATAATATCGATGATAATACTATTTTGTTGGGGATTAATAAATGAGTATCTTCATTATACTTACTGGGACTTGAGTTTTTGGATCGAAACCCATTGGAATCCACCTCCAGATTTAATTTGTAGTTTGATGTTATTTGAAATTTCGATATACCTTATAGGAGTTATTATAATTTTAGCGGTTATATTCCTATGCTTTTCCGATGAGATTGAGGAAGGCATCAAATATCTCTATACTAAAATCACTAAAAAGGATGTGAAAAAAGAATGATTGATCTCGAAACACTCTGGTACTATCTCGAACCGTTTGCTATTATGGTCGTGTTTGGGTTCTTTGCAATGCTACTCGGCGTGATCAAGAATCTTTGGCATCTCGGAAAACTACCAGAAGACCAAAACGGATGGCACTATATCCTTCAAAAAGCCTCTAAATACTTCCAACTCGGCTTCACCCAATGCTTCGTCACATGGTGCGGGCTCGGTCTGTGGGGCGCAATAGAATTTGTGTCGGCAGAGGTTCTGGTTCCAATCGCATTTCTTTTGTGCGCCGAAATATTGCCGGCAGAGTTATGGGAGAGGTTATGGCAGTTTTTGAAGCCGTTATGGGAATATTTTAGTGAGGAGAAACGGGCAGAAAGACGCGAGAAGAAGAAAGAAAGATTGCTAAAACGATTAGAAGCACTAAAAAAGTTGAAAGAAGAAGAGCGGTTGGCAAAAGAGAAGGAAATGAATGACATCGAGAATGAAATAAAGAAGATAAGTGAGCAGTAATGCAAGTGGATTTCCAGCTGATAAATTACATTGTGAATTGGATAAGTGTAGCTATTAGTGCGACTACTGTTATTTCAATAGTGTGGAAGTATTATGCGGGGTTCAAACGGATATTTAGAATTATATGGAAAATCATTATCTTTTGGAATCGAGAACACCCAAACCGACCATTAAATATTTTTGAGACTGAAGATGAGCCTCTCTACGGGAAGTTAATTGCGCAAGGAATGAGATTGATATTTCAGGCGGATTTTGGGAATAAGAAACTTATATATGAGATGAAGAAGGCGACTGATAAACTGAAATTAGAAATTGACGATACTAAGTTCTATGATAAGAGGTATGTACAGCAAGTAATAAACTATGAACGAAAGCGAATGCTCCAAGAACTTAAGTTAAAAAAGTTGGTCAAAAAGCGTTTGAAAGAACTAAAGGAACTAAGAACTGAAGTTGCATCTCTGGATGACGAAATCCGCAAAATTGAATATAAAATTAAAAAAATCACATCGCCGTAATATTTATAAAGGATGCTTTACTTTTTTTATTCGTGTTGAGGTGCGTATGGAGTTACTTCGATCAGACTAGTTGATAGACTGACACCGAACTTCATACGGATGACCTCACACTTTATATTTAATATGTCCTTAAAAGAGGTGATGCTTTGGTAAGAAAAACAAAAAATCTTATTAAAAAATGGGGTAATGAATACGAAAAATCTACACATTATAACTACGCGGGAGCACCATCATTTTCACAACCCCTTGAATTAATGGTTCTCCAAAACTTGATGTGTAATGTCATCGAACCAACCTACTATGTACCCCAAGCCACACTCCTAAATCAAACCCTTGACCACTACTCCAAAATCACTGCGCAAAAACCAGAAACCCGATCCCAATACATTTCCCAAATTTTCCCCTCTTAACTACTGCTTTTTTTCCCCCTACTAACGGGCTGGATTTGTTTGCGCAGATGATTGTTTATGCACGGGAAAAGGGTTATATGCGACTACAACCAATCATTGGAACGGTATTTCTTTCCACCCTCGATGATTACAGTTTATTCAAAAGAGTATTTATGAGAGTTATGAAGACCCCCAACGATGTTATCGACTTCATTAATATCTGTAGAAACGGGAATATACGAAAAGGATTGGGGCGCAAGATAAAAAGAGTTATCAACGAGTGGCTTTATAAAAATATTAACGAGTATTGGGCACTTAAATACAAAAATCAACTCCGAATCATTATAAGACTATGTCATCCCAATTTCAGTAAAATCTCAATATACTCCACATTGATTACGGATTGGATTATGGACTTTCAATATCCACAAAAACTCGATTATCTTGATGTTGCAACTGATATGCTTGAATCTCACTGTCCGCAAATATCCGCATACATCGATATGATCTCAGCTACTTCGGCGCAACAAATTCTGAATGCAATCAAAGAAGGAAGACTACCATACGAAATAGTCACGGGAGCAATAAAACCTGAAGCTGACGGTTGGAAGGAGTTAATGAAGCAGATGCCATATTTTGCTCTTTTGCGCCATTTAGTTACCTTTTATCGGAATGGATTATTTGATGATAAGGAAGTAGTAGATTACATTTATAAAAGATTAATAGACAAGAAAGCCGTAAAAACTGCAATGATATTACCATTCAGATTTCTTGAGCCGATGAAACGAATAATAGATCGAAAAATACAGAAAGGATTAGAAAAAGCATTTGATAATTCATTTGATAACTTAGAGCCAATAGAAGGAGAAATCGTGATTGCAACTGATATGAGTGGTTCAATGGATAGTCCAATCAGTAGAAAGTCAAGTATAAAATTCTGTGATATTGCGGGGATATTAACTGCGGGTATATATTGGAAGAATAAAGATCATTGTCGGGTTTTACCATTTAACAGTCATGTATTAGAATTTAGTCCAAGATCATTCAAAAGAGCAATTGACATAGCACAATGGTTCCACTACCCGGAGAATGGCACAAATTTATCTGCGCCGATAGAGTTTATGGAGATTAACAAGATTAAGGCGGATGTATTCATAGGAATCACGGACAATGAAGAATGGATGGGTACTGGTGTGATGAATGCATTGAAAAGCTATAGGATGAACATAAACCCGAATATGCATGCTTTTTTGATCCGAATTGATCCCTATGTCGAGGATGTGGCATTAAATCTTGATGACCCGTTGAATCATATTATTAGCGGTTGGAGTGACAATATCTTAGGATTCATCAATATAATATTAAAAGGAGAAGACTTAATTTCTAAGATACAAGAATATTTCCCCCTCTAATTTTTTTCAAATTTACTATTTTTATCGGCATCAGAAATATTTTTTTATATCTATTTTTTGTATAATATTATGGTGACAAATATGGATGAAGACATTGATTTAGAAACCCTTGAGAAAGAAGTAAGACTTTTAGAACGCCAAAAAAAAGAGCTGGAGCAGGCAGTAAAAGAAAAGTCTTCGGCGCCGATAATAGAGTTCGAGAACAAGATCATAGATCGGGGCATTTCAACATTAAAAAAGATTGCATCGGGGATGACGGTTGTTGGTATATATGCGATGATAATAGCTGGTGGTGCATTGGCAATAGATACTGCATTGGAATATTTTTTGCCACAGACCGCCGATCCGAGTTATCACTGGTGGGATGTTATAATGTCATTTCCGTTTTTTACACAGATATTTTTGTGGATGTTATTGGCGGGAGTTTCATTCGTAGTGATAGCGTTTTTGATGTGGTCTGCTAATAAAATCTATAGGAAGTTGCTGGGGAAATGAGGCAAATAGATTCAAAAAAAAGATATACCTTGTATGATGATCAAAATGCATTAATAGAGTTCATCTCGATAAAATTAAATAAAAAGCCAATCGAACTAGTAAGAGAGATCGTAGATCAATATTTGAAAGCTCATTCTCGATATTTTGTCAAGGGATTTTGGAAGCGTCGAGAACAGAGAAATGCATATAATACCGCATAAATTTTTTTGATATTAAACTCAATTTTTTTTCATAATATAATTTAAATATGGTGATAGCTAATTTTAAAATATGAATTTAGAGTTTGTCAGATTTTATAAGACATTCGCATATGGGAAAATAAAAGACTATATAGTAAGAATTGATAATACAGATCATTATTGTACTTGTCCGGGATGGAGAGGTTGGCATCTCCGCAAACCCGGATTCGAGTGCAAACATATTCGTTTTTTTAAAAATTTTCTTAATAATATCAATTACAAATTTATGGAAGGTGATGTGAAAATGAGACTACCTTTTGCTATTCCTTGTTTAGACGAATTAACCGACGGTGGTCTCCCACTTGAAGATATGACTCTCATTACCGGTAATAAACAAGTAGGAAAAACAATATTAGCGGTTCAAACCCTTCATAACTTTATTGCGCAAACAAAACAAAACGGGCTCTACATTGTCACCGAAGGCGGGTTTATGCAGAATTTTTGGGCGCCGTGGAATGCTCGGTTTTGTGAGAAATTCAAGTTGGGGGATGTTCCGGTTGCACAGTTAATTATCAAACAGCAGATACGGAAGGAGCATATAGTTCAAGAGAGAGGAAAGAAGAAAGAAAATGAGAATGCTCTTGATGTTCCTAAATTGAAAGGATTTGATTTGACGATAAAGATGGATCCGGAATTATTAAAAAATGGGAGACTGACAAAGCCGGCGATTATTACTGCTTTCGTGCCAAACTTGTATTTGAACTTGGCGTTAGTGGGAAGACCCGGTATTATAGAAACTAATGAGAAGGGTCACCAAAAGTGGCATCCATTTCCAAACCAAGCTCCATTCCCAGAATTAACTCCATTGGGAAGAATTATTGATAAATACAAGATAAAAATGCTTATAATTGATAGTATAACTTCGCCGATTAAATCAAGAATTAATTATGTATCTGGGAACGAGATGTGTCGGGCTAATATAGAGGCACAATGGTTAGGATCACTATCGGAATTATGCCAGACATATAATACGACATTAATTGCGATTGCTCATATGGTTTCAAAGGGTTCTACCTATACAAGTATAAAAGAGGAGGTACCGTGGGGTGGTGATATTGTAGGGTATCATTTCAAGTATATATTACATCTTCGGCGGATGCCACAAAAAGTCAGTGGAGTTGCAGTAAAAGACTATCAAAACAAACGCCAAGTATATTTGCGCCGATGGGGAGATAAGGGTGATATGCAGTTGAATTCTGATGGTATGCCGGAATACCGGGTTATAGAAATTACTGATATGGGATATATTGATCCAAAAAAGAGGTGATAGCATTGTATTGTAATCATATTTTTTTTACAGAGTCAGAATGTAGAAATGGTATATGTTTATGTGATGATTGTCGTAGTGAAGCAGGGTTTTTGTTGAGGAAGATATTTCATTCGATCAATTTATTTTTCGGCGCCATAAGAATGCTTCGGAGGTATATAGAGGAATGGGGCGATGAAACGCCGGAATGGTCAATAATATTTTATATGAAGTTGGCGTTGATACAGTTCAAGGTGATCCCCCGATTTGTTAAGAAATTAGAGGAGATGTGTTGGGAATGAAGTGTGTGCATTGCGGGAAAGAGATAAAATGTCCGTTATGTGGAAGCCCGGATGTGTCATTTTTATATGGCCCGGAGTATATAGTGGTATATTGTCAAGGTGAATGTAAGGATAAGGTGGATTACGGGTTTTTATTTACAAGGGATCACGAGTATGTGGGAAAGATTGGATGGACTGAGCCGGATAGGATGTTCCCGAATGGAGACCCGGCATTTGAGAGTTTCAAGCCCGGCTATAAAGTTAAGCGTTCATCATTTAAATTCCAAAAAAAACAAAAAACTCTTGATTGTTGGATGGAAGATATTTAAGGTCATCTATTGACATATTTATAATTGAATATATGAGGTGGTTTAATGCAAGGTTTAAATGACGAGGATTTAGAAGCAATCCAAGAAAAAATAAAAACTGAAAAAGGATGGGCAGATGCCCAGTTTGAATCCGAGTTTAATAAATATAAGAAAATATTGTTAGACCGGCTTGGTATGAATGAAGAGGATGTACCCTACGAGGCATTACTGATACAGTTTGCAACTCAACTTGATGTTCCACTTGACGAGTTCCGATATATCCCGGAAGTTGAAACCACGCCAATAGCAGAAATCAATCTCGAAACTTTTAAATCGACAGAAGAAGACCCCTTCGGAAATAAGGTCAATGCAATACGAGGAATGATCACATGGATACAAAAACGATACTATAACTCGAAAGAAGTTTCAGTGGATGATGTCGGAAATCAAATTGAAAACACTGTAAGAAGACCATACTACATCTACTATGTGAAAGACAAAACCGGCGAGATTCGTGGTAGCATCTTCACAAGGGGAGAAACCGCAGAAGACATTGAATCCATTATGGATGAAATAAATGTCGGAGACTATGTCCAAATAATCAATGTCCCCGTACGCGAAAAATATGAATATAATCGTGAAACCAAAACTCGTATCTCTACCGGCAAACCAGAACTAGGATGGTGGAAAACGAGCGCAATCGACAAACTCACCGAAAAAGAGATTGATGACTCGCTACCCACCTTTGAAGAAGTATTCACCGCCGACACCTTTGATGATCTCCTACTCGGTGGATATAAAATAGCAACTATCACCATCCTCGAACCCCCGCAGATCGTAACATCCCGAAATGGTCGCAAGATGATGATATGTATGGCAATGGTCGGGGTCGGAAGCACCAATAAAGTCCAACAAGTACGAATACTATCTGAATGCGCCGAAAAACTCCCCGACGACATAAAACTATATTCATTTAGAGCCCTCATCCGATACAATGAACTCGACCAAATGATCTATGTTGATAAATTCATATCCCAAGTAATGAAGATCGACTCCTATCTCGACAGCAAACAATCTTCGGCGCCAACAACAACACCCAAACCCCGCACCCGCAAACGAAAAGTAACTGAATCAGTAGTGAGAAATATTATCGAAAAATTGGAATGTGATGAATTCACTCTTGATGATGTCTATGATAACTTGGATGAAAAATATGAAGACATAGATGAAGACAAATTGAATGAACTAATACTAAAAATCTCTAATGTTAAAGAAATTGATAGTGGTGTATATGAAGTCATAAAAAATACTGTAAATGAATCCCAAATCCGTGAAAGCATCTTTGCAAGTATCTCATCCGTGAATGATGTCGGGGGACTAACCTCTCTAATAGCATTCCAACTATCCATCAATAATGAAGATGTAAAAAATGTCATTGATAAAATGGTCGAAGAAGGAATACTCGAATTTTATGAAAACGGCAACCGCGTAAGAACTTCTTCGGCGCAAAAAACTTCAACCCCATCACTCCCGATAATGCGGAATACAAAGAAAAACCGTGAAGAAATATTAGAGTTTTTACGAGAAAAATATTCAGATGAAGATATACATATAGAAGATGTTAATGAAGCATTACAAGCTGATGTATCAAACATATTTAACTTCTTGACAAGAAAAGGAGAAATATACAAGAAAAAAGAAGGGGTCTATAAATTACCATCTAAATAATAAAGTGGTGGTGTGGGTTCATGTTGGAATATTTTTTGCGCCATAAAACTAATATTTTGGAATTTACAAAGGATCGGCAGGTACAGTTAGCATATGGAATAGAAGACGGAAGAGTATTAATGACAAAACGATTTTTTTTAACTGAAGATAATTTCGAGAGGAAGATGGGTATCCATAAGGGGTATAACAAATATCCAATGTGTATTCATGCGAGTGTGCATCGATATTTTTTTGCGCCCCGGAGGGCAGAGGGGGTGTATGCATTAGACTATGTGATAGACATTGATGGGTCAGATTTCAAGAGTAATACTACCTATTTATTGGAAGTTTGTGAGATATTAAAGGAGCACGGGATTGAGAATTTTTATATAGTGGAGACGAATGGCACACATGAAGGGTATCAAATAAAGATAGATCAAGAGGCGTTTATGGATACTCGTGAATTCACACCACAAAAATGGAATAAACTACGGAAGTTCTACACATATTCTACTTTTTTATTATCAGAATTGCTAAAGATTAACTGCTTGGAGCTGAAAATTGGTGATGAAATGTTTCGATGTGGTTGGGGCTTCAATGAAAAGAACGGGAATAAACTCTATATTATAAAGAACGAGGTACCTGACCCCTACGAGGGAGAAGAATATATGGAATGGGTGTTTAAGATGATGGAGCTGGAGTATTTCAAGACAGAGTTTCGGCGCAAAAAATGGAAAGAACCAGTCGCAATAAGGGGAAGTAAAAGAAAATATTACACCACGCCGAGATATTCGAGTATAAATAAAAGTGATCTTCCGCCATGTATCCAAATTGGGCTATATGAGAATGTGAAGCCGGGGAATCGAGAGAAATCAGTGTTTGCATTATGGAGATATTTATCGAATGCGGGTTATACAAAGGAGGCGATAAGAGATTATATGATGGAATGGTATCGAATATTAAAAGAAAGAGGAATCGCTGATAATGAAATGTTATACAAGATAAAGGAGAAACTCCAACGCCCATTGGGATATAACAAACCGTTATCATGTAATTATATGAAGCAAATTGGAATATGTGTTTATAACTGTGGTAGGAGGAATCCATATGAATGAATATTCTCTTATAAATATAATTAAAGTTAAAAAGTTATTTGAAGATGGGTATCCAAAAAAGCTAATTGCAAAAGAACTCGGATTGTCATTATATAAAGTTAATAAGATAGTGAATCTGTTAGGACTTAAGAAAGATTTTTGCGCAAGAAAGATATTCAAGGCAGATCGTGAGTATATACGAGAGCATTTTGGGAAGAAACCGACGACTGTAATTGCGAAGCATATAAACTGTAGTTCGGCAACGGTTCGTAAGATTGCAAAGGAAATGAATATCCCGCCAAATAGAAAAAGATTAGATTATGAAGAAATAAAAAATGAGATACGAGAGATATTAAAAAAGCATAAGATATGCACGATTTATGAGATTGCGGAACATTCAAAATTTTCACTTTCATCAATTCGGAAGACAATAACTACTATAGATGATGTTATAATATTTCGTATTCTTTCAACAAGATCATCAGCTAAATATAGTTATTTAATAGATAAATCTGGGGTGCGAGGAAAAATATTATATGCAATTAATGTGGATGATGTCATTGATTATCTACTATCAAAAATAAGGAAACCGTATAGAGAACTAACAATCCCGGAGCTTCGACACCTATTCTATATAGTTAAAAAAGTATTTAATTGTAATAAAGAATATATAGAGAAATTCTATGCAAAGTATCGAGGAAAAGATGAACATATAATCCAAGAAATTATTCCCACTAATGAATATGAAGAAATAATATCGATAATTGAAAATGCGGGTGTTGATGTGAATTATAAAGGCAGAAGAAATTGTGAAAAGATAAGAAATCTTATTAATGAACATGGGGTTGTCACCCATCAAATGATTATTACTATGTGTGGTATCCTTAACCCTCATATATATCTCAGATTCATCGGCGCAAAAAGATTTGCATTCAAAAACTATTCCCATCTCAATGTCAAACTCTATAAATTCTTTAATGAAAATATTGTGAGATCGAAGTATTACTATTATTTTGATGACGAGAAGGCAGTAGAATTTTTAATACGAAACTCCAATAAGCCAATCACCGAACTATCCGAATATAAATACAATATTTTAAACAATATGTTCGATTCGATAGATATAGATCCGGAAATTAAAAGATTATATTTCGATGTGGAGATGTGGAAAAAATATGGAAGAATTCAGAAATAAAATAATATGCGGGGACGCAAGAGATGTTTTGCGCCAGATACCAGCCAATTCGATTGATATGTGTATTACGAGTCCGCCGTATTGGGCGTTGCGACAGTATGATGTGGAGGATGTAGTATGGAACGACGGGTGGCAAGGACAGCTTGGGTTAGAGCCCGACTTCAGAGATTACATAAGACACTTGAAGGAAATATTCTCATTAGTAAAAAGAGTGATAAAGAAAGAGGGAAGCATCTGGGTTAATATCGGGGATACCTACTACACAAAATCGGGTGGTAAATTCTTGAACGACCAGATCAGCAATAATGAAAGAACAAAAGAAGCCGGGTTAGATAAAGCCAATGAACTGCGCCAAAAAGGATTACTACCCCCAAAATGTCTGGTCGGCATCCCGGAACGGTTCGCAATAATGATGACGGATGAACTTGGACTTATTCGGCGCAACACAATCATATGGCACAAACTCAATCCAATTCCTTCGAGTGCCTCTGATAGATTTACTATCGATTTTGAATATCTTTATTTTTTCGTGAAGTCGCGTAAATATTATTTCGAGCAACAATTTGAGCCGGCATTACGAAAGATTCCAGCTGGTAAAGTAGTGGGCGGAAAAAAATATATTGGTATTTCGACATCGGGAACAGTATTTGATGATAGTAGAAAAACTCGAAATAAAAGATGTGTATGGTCATTATCAGTTCAACCATATTCAGAAGCTCATTTTGCTACATTTTCTCCCAATCTATTAGAAGTTCCGATTAAAGCATGTTGTCCGCAGTGGATATGTAAGAAATGTGGAATTCCTCGAATGCCTATCTTCAAAAAAATCAAACTAAAAGAAACGAATATTAAATATGGGGGTGTAAAACATGTTATATCAGAATGGAACAACAACCCAACTTATTCTGGGAAAAAATATGTGATTTATGATCATAAAGTTGGCTATACAAATTGTGGTTGCAATGCGGGGTTTGACAATGGGATTGTATTAGACCCGTTTATCGGCGCCGGAACTACTGCGGTGGTAGCTCGAAAGTTGGGTCGTAATTTTATAGGGATTGAATTGAGTAGGAAGTATATAGAGATAGCAAAGAGACGACTAAGAAGAGAGATTGGAACTGAAATGATAAGTAAATATATATGAGGGATAATATGAAGTTATTTGATGATTTTTTTCGGAGCATAAATTTCGATTATAAGATCGTGGATGAATATAAGACAATCTATGTGTTGGTTTCAGGGGGCTATGATTCTACATTGTTGCTGGAATATTTTTCGGCGCATTATAGAGACAGAGTAGTGGCGGTGAATTGCTATAACCCGTATGAGAATAGTAGGACATTGAAAGAGATAAGAAAGAGATATAGATATATAGAGATCAAGCCGGCTAAGGGATTGGATTACAAGCAGATATTAGAGGATGCATTTTTGATGTTAAATAGACAAGCAATCGAGAGACATAAAGGGGTGTATGACAAAAAGGGTTTTAATTGCTGTTATAATATCAAGCACAAGGCATTTCTTTCCGATCCGTTATTCAAACAGAGTGGTTGTGTGGTGATAAGTGGTATAAAGGCGGGAGATGGAAAGCATAGATATTATTTTTTGAAGAAGATTAGGGATCAAGATACTTTTTTCCATCGGCATGCCGGCGGACAACTGTATTGCTATCCATTCCGAGACTATCGACATAAAGAATTACCACCCGAAATTAAACTGAAGTTAAAAGAAAAATATCCTACTATTTCCCACTCTGGTTGTGTAGTCTGTCCCGTTATTGTGTTATTTAACTTGGAAAAGGAATCATCACGATATTACCGATCATTAAATTATTTAAAAAGATTGATTGATGAAGGAAAATTTAAACCTAATAAATATCTATTAAAGTATAATCCAAAAATTGCTAATACATACTTGACAGAGGTGTTGTGATGAGACCGATTACCAAAAAAGCAATCTCCGTGATCTCCGGGTATTTTATAAGCCTTCCATTCTTCTTTTTCAATATCAACCCCTTCGTGAATTCCGTTATACTCTGTATCTTCTTCATCCTATACTACTACCTCGTCGATAAACTATTTGAAAAATACGAGTCCCGGAGGCGCAAAAAATAATACTCCTCAACATCGTCTATGACGGCAATCGCGGGTTTTTTTCAGCAGAGCAGTTTTGCGCCAAAATAAAATTCTATGATCCTACCACTGAGAAAATCATACTAAAGGAGATGCCGGATGAACACTACCCATATCTACTTGCAACCCGTTATGTCCATACCAACCACCCGGAACTCATTGAGATTCAAAAGATAAAGAAATATAATCCACTTCTTGAACGCGAGGTTGAAATGTATAAATATATAACACGAACACCACTCGGCATTCCTTCCCTTAGACGGATTATTGGTGAAGAATACTGTTATGAAGACCATATAAAATATGTACAGAATGTTATCTTCGACTTCCAACTTATACCGGGACTTGATTATGATCTTAATCTCTCTCTTTCGGCGCAAGACATCCCCCAGAAGTCCATTATAAAGCAATCAATCGAAAATAATCTCGGAAAAGAAGAAAAGAAATGGTTGGACTTGTATTTGGAGTGTCTTCTTGCGCCGATACCGGACATAAAGAGAGTGGCAGTAGATATAGAGGTGCATAGCAGTGATAATAGGATGCCGAATGTAAGGAGCGCGGAAGAGCCGGTAATTTCATTTGCATACTACGATGGGGTTCGTAAAGGTGTTATTAGTATTTGCGATCTATGTAATAAGAATGACTGTCCAAAAACGGCGCAAAAAAGAAAAGAATGCATCAACAACGGGGAAACTATTGAATTGGAACGGATGCTGATTGGGACTTTTCTTAATATTATAAATAGTTATCCAATGGTAGTGACTTTTAATGGCGATGAGTTTGACCTTAAATATATATTATACAGAGCAAAAAAATTAAGGGTAAGAAATGCCGACAAAATACTCTATCTTGATAAGTCTGGATTTATGCATATTAAATATGGGGTGCATCTGGATTTATATCAATTTTGCCGACAAAAACCCGTTCAAGTGTATGCATTCAAAAAGAAATATAATAACTATGGACTTGATAATATTGCAATTGCACTAATCGGAAAGGGGAAACTTGAAACTGATTTTGTGACAGAACTTGATAATGAAAAATTAAAAGAATATAACCTTATGGATGCGGAGATAACCTATGAACTCACAAGTTTTGATGACAATCTTATGTTAAAATTAATTATTCTTGTGATGCGGGTTTGCAAATGTGATTTCTTTTATGCCACACGATCATCCGGTATCACTTGGCTCGGAAATATGCTTGATTGGATACATCGCCAACAAAACTGGCTCATCCCCAAACGCGAAGACCTTGAAAGAAAATCCAAAGAATCTAATATCAGTAAATCAATTATTGACGGGAAAAAATATCGCGGGGCGGTGGTGCTCGATAACAAGGAGGGAGTGTATTTCGGCGCCAAAACCTACGACTTTGCAAGCTCATATCCATCTGCGATTTATCAATGGAACTTATCATATGAAACTGTAAATTGTAGTCATCGTGAATGTCGAGATAATAAGGTGCCGGATACCACTCATTGGGTTTGTGTGAAAAAGAGAGGAATGCTCGCAACACACATTGGTTTAATATTGCTATTGAGAACTAAATACTTTAAGCCACATAAAAAAGATATAACCGGCGGGATTGCTATCGAACAGATACTTAAAGTCATTATGAATATGAGCTATGGAGTATTTGGAAATGAAGCATGTAATTATCATTATCTCCCACTTAGTGACTGCACTACTGCTATTGGAAGGTTTAATATTCTCTCTGCAAAAGAGTTTGTTGAACGAAAATTCGGGAAAACACCCATACATGGAGATAGTGATTCTATTACCTACTATAACCCCAGTGAAGAACTTGAACGCGAACTATTTGATTTTGCACTAAAAGAACTAAAAGTTGAAATGGGCGTGGATTATGATTGGCGATATGTAATATTTTCTCGGCGCAAAAAAATGTACATCGGCGTCGAACATAATGGTAATGTGGTGATAAAAGGACTTCAAGGTAAGAAAAAGAATACCCCCCCAATATTCAAGAGTGCATTCAAATTTATTACTGAGATATTAAGAGAAGTATATACCCCCGAAGACCTTGAAAATACCAAATTAATTATCATAAAAACATTGAGGGGGGTTCGTGAGAAACTTCGGCGCCGGAAGGTGAAGCCGGAGGAAGTGGTGTTTGATGTTACTATTAGTAAGGAGACATGGAAATATACAAAAGTGATACCACAACATATTCGAGCTGCAAAATTATACGAGCAGTTAGAGGGGGTGATGCTTGCGCCGGGTGATAGTGTTCAGTATATAAAGTGTAGGGATGGGTTGGTACAGCCGGTTAAGTATGCGGATGTGACGAAATTGGATGTAGCGGTTTATATCAAGCAATTAGAATCGACGATGAACCCTATATTAGAGCCATTGGGAATCGATTTTGATAGTGAAATAAATGGCAGAAAAAGGTTAGATCAGTATTTTTCGTGAAAACATTTAAATGTAAGTTTGCTGTATATGGTATTGTGATGATTTATGCTTGTAGGTGTTATTTGTCCCGACGGAAAGACGAAGGTATCATTTCTTGAATGCTTGAGATGTAAAAACGATAGATGGTGTGGAACACGAGAATTTAGATTTCTATACTTATTTTCAAGACAAAAATTGTTAATGGATAGGTTTCGGGTGTCATCATTATGTTATTTAGACCCGGCGCGAGAGGTGTTCTATCGTAAGTTTGACTACTATATTCCTATTAATCTCGTGCATATATTTACAATTGGACACGCCATCCATAAAGAATACCAGAGAGCGTTTCCGCCAGAAGACTGCGAGGTGCGATTGGAGGTAAAATTCAATTCCTATAGCATCAAGGGGAGTGCTGACATTTTCCACAACAATATCCTCTATGACATCAAAACAGTGTCCCACGACGGTACCGGCACAAAGTGGTACTATAAAAATCAACTCTCCATCTATGCCACTATGCTTGAAGACTATTACCATAACCCCGTTAAACAAGCATTCATCTGGCAAATCAATAAATCCACCGGCGCAAACAAACTCTACGAGGTCGAAATTGATAAGGAAGTCTTTGAAAGAGCAAAAGAAGTTGCAGAAACGGCGCACAAATGTTTGCAAGATAACTCTTCATGTGAGCTGTTTATGAATGTCGGAGATCATTGTCGAGATTGTTTCGTGAAGGACTATTGTAATGCATACAAACGGAATAAGATTAAAATGCTGACGACATAATTTTTTTCTTTCTTTTTTTGCGCCAAATAATTTGGAATATGAGATGGTGGAAAGGCTTTTAAAAAGCGCTGAAAATCACAAATTAAAACTTAAAACCGGGAATTTTTTTATGGATATATAAATTTGGGGTTTTGTCGTATTTTTTTGATTAGAGAATGATAGTTGGCGGGGGAGTTGAATTTTGTTGATTGTCGGGAAGTATTCAAAACCTTATCTTATTGATTTACAGGTTTAGTGCGAGGGTCGAAAATATAAAAGTGGAAATATTTAAATATGAAGATGTCGAAATAAAATGTGTATATATACAAACAAAATGAGGTGATGCCATGCTCTTGGTTTTGAAAAAAATAAAAACGGATATATATGTATTAGTAAAAATGAATGGAGGTAATAATTTTGAATGAATATAAAGATAAAATAATAGATATGGAAACCACATTTAAGAAAGCAGATAAACTTGCTAACGAACTTGCAAATGTATGTGATGGAAAACAAAGGCGTGTAATATTGATTGCTTGTAGGTTGCTATTAGTAAAAGTAATCCTCAATATGTTACATGAACTTGATGACGAAAATGATAAAAAAGAAATATTATTAACAGAGATTGGCGCAAGTATAAATGTGCTTACGAATACTATTATTGAAAACGGGATAAAAATAAACGATGAAGAGATAATAAAAGAAGTGAGGGATGCAATACGGTTCGCAAGAAATACACCACGATAATATTACCAAAAAAGAAATATAATGAAATCAAAAAGATAATTACTAACTTCTATCCCACAGATAATAATACACAAAAAGTAATCTCTAATCTCAGTATGCATAAAATACTATTCTATACTCTCAAGTTTGCACATCAAAATAAATTTACCTTTAAAACATTCTTAATTAATGAGGTGATGAATAATGGCTCGTAAGCCTTCGACAAATACTCAATTAGCAAGAAAGGAAAATGCAATACAAAACATCCTTGCAAAAATAACAAATAAAGAACCGCTCACCCCAGAAGAATCTCAGTTGATCGCAGGAGCATATGTGTTCTATAATGTCAATTTGAATAAGATTTCTGCGCAGGTAAAAAAGGTGAAGGATGCGATCAAATATTCAATGGAGAATAATAATATTACCCAGCTTGCGACGAATGATCCATTAATATTCCTTGAGCTGACAAGACCCACTGTTTCAGTGCCCGACACGAAATTACTTGTTGAAGTATTATCTCCCGAACAGCTTGCAGAAGTGATAAAAACAATAGATAGGAATGCTCTCAAAAAATATGTCGATCCGAATACCTATGAGAAAATTATGAAAAAAGAACCCGCATCATTCACAAAGCTTGAAATTAAAATTCGTGAAAATGAAAAAGTAAAATCATTGACATCAAAACAATACGACAAAATTACTGCTAAGAAGATGTTAATGCTGGAGTGATACTATGTTATATGTTAATTGTCCAAAATGCAAAAATACCAAAATTGTCGAGAATGAAACTGATATTATAGTATGTGATATATGCGGACATCAATTCATATTAAGTGAGTGTTATGAAAATAATAGAGGTGATTAAATGACTAAAATAAAGAAAATAATTGTTGAATATGAAGATGGCGCAAAAATCAAATACGCCACTCTCCACGATCTCATTACAGATTTTTTTGGAGAGATTTGCGAGGATATTTGTGAAGATTGTGACTTAAAGTTTGCGGAGGCAATGTCAATTGAACGAATTTGAAATACCAAAAATTAAAATGTCTCGTGAAGAACTTAAACAAATATTACTAAAATACTTCATTGATGGCGTGGAAATAACTTCAACAGACCCTAGATTATGCTTGAAGGCAAGGGTACGAGGCTATCAATTTCGATTATGTTTCGGGTGTGTGCCGTTCTTTCGTAATAACTGTTTAAATCCACATATTACAATGGATCGATTACTTGCTATCTATAACTTTTTCACTCTAATCAGATATATCACAAACCCCGATATTGCATTGAAACCTAACGGCCCAGATAGAATCAAAATGCAAGCACGAATATTCAAACGAAGCTACAAGGCGATGTTAATTTGAATGACGATAAAATTAAAGAAACCTTAAAAAATGACCTTGAAATTGCAAAAGACATTCTCACTAAGATACAGCCCTACATTGAAAATATGACTCCCCACCAAATATTATCTCTTGCGCAGTATCTCAATGTTATCGGACTGAGTCAAGTAAGCAACCATATTAATTTAAAAGACAAAAATGAAAAAAGAAACTTCATTAATATTGCTTTCAAACTTGTTATTGATCCCTTACAGTTCATCTTCTTTAAAAATAATATAAAATGTGATATAAATTTGAAAATACAAAATGAAAATAAAAATGAAAATTATATAATATAAGGTGGTGATAATTTATGGAAGAAATATTTGAACAAATAGGAATAACTATTGAAGAAGTACAACGAGTATTTGCAGATGCCGATAAAATAATAGAACAACTGAAAAAAATGCTACAAGGTAAGCCACTCATAACATCATTACTCGTCGGAAATTTCTTGTTATCACTAACAGTAAAAAGATTGGCGCAAAAATTTGGACTTGAAACCCACGAAAAAATAAAATCATTTGCCGATATGACGGGGAGCTTATTACTTGCGCCCCTTGAGGAGGCATTTATGGAATTTAATAAAGAATATGATGTTGATGTAGTAGTTAAAAAAAGGAAGTGATATAATGGATGAATATAATATAGATTTAACAGAGCTACTTAAAGAGTTAGGTGCATCTTCAAAACAAATTAAAAAAATACTTTCTGATGTCGATGAAATACTAAAAAAGATTGATCCTATTGTTGATAAAAAAAATATTTTAACCGTAATTTTCGTGAATGCCTATCTCTCCTTAGGAATCATCGAGAATATGATGGAAAAACTAAAACCAAGTACTCCAAAAGAAATAAACTATTTCATAGCGCTAATGACACATATACTATTAACTCCCCTCCAAACTATACTAGCTGATTTAGGATTCAATTCACATATAATAGTGGAAGACAATGATTTCAAGAAAAATGAGAAAAAAACGAAAAAGCACAATTACATTACCTAAAGAGGCATTAAAAGAAATTCACAACCTTCGATCAACTATCTTCAAAGACGAAAAAGAACTCCAAGCAATTATAAACGCTATGCCTATATGGAAATTTTGTGCAATCGCAGTTCTTTTTGCGCACCACAACTCTTTTTCTTTTAAGAAGTTTTTCGAGGAAGTGATGAATAAATGAATGGGTATTGTATATTTCATCGTTCTCGTAAGTATAAGACTGATACATGCGATATTTACACACCACACTCAATATATACCAGTAATACGGGAACTTGCGAGTCTTGTGAATACTTCGTTAAACCCAGTAATATTATCTATGCAGTTGATAGCCCACCAAAAGACACACTCATATATGATGAAGCGATGGTTTCTCGTTTCCTCTCCACAGTATTACCCCCTCTCGAAAAATCGGAACTTATTGTCATCCAGCTCATAGCACGCCGAAAATATTCATCTCTTGTCGAGAAAAGCAATATTGTTTGCGCCAAAGATTATATTCACCACAAATCCGATCCTATCACGAAGATTAAGAGAATGGCGCGATGCAATGAACTATATATTGCCTATGATAGTGGTCAGTATCTTCCTATGTCAGCATTCGGGCTGTATATCAACTTGAATCCAAAGGATGGGCTACGAGGATATTTCACATTCTCCGCAGATGCCAATAAAAGAATAACTCAATATATTAATACCGAAAATCCCGAACATAGACCCAGCTTTTCTAACATTTTCAGTCTTCTATTCTCCGCAGTCACCCGCAGTAACTCCCGCAAACTCTATACCCTCGTCGATATTGACAAAAAAGATGAAGAACTGCTAATCAAAATCGTGGAGCTTATCGGCGCCGAACATATTATATGGGTGACCGAAACACACGGCGGGTTTCATATGATTGTGAAGAAAAACAAGGAATCATCAGCACGAGTCTATCAGATAAAGAACGATGTGATCCATATACATTCCGAGCCACTCACAGTCATACCAGGTACGGTGCAAGGCGGGTTTATGGCTCGCGAGGTGGTGTTTGTGTGAATAAAATTAAAGAATTAAAGGAATTACATATAAAGATAAATAAAATATTAGAAGAAATGGAAAAAATAACGGTGGAAAAGGGAATTAGATTTCTAAACGAATTAGATGAATCAGAAAAAAAGAGAGTAGATGAACTAACAAAAGAACTAGAAATATTAATTAAAAGAATGGAACAAGAAAAAAAGAAAATTGAACAGAAAAAAGAATATCTCAATTTTAAATATCATTGGCTAATGGTGTTATCTGGCGTCATACCTCTATTAATAATTGCTTGTATATTTGAACCGTTTTCTTATTCAAACTATTTAATGGTAATCGCTACAGTTGTAATAGTCATAGTTATAATAGTTTGGCTATTTATGATGTGTATTATTGAGGGAGAATTACAAATGAAACTTGATTATCTTGAAAAAACGAAAACATTAACAACATCTACTTATAATTATATTTTAATGGCATTTAAAAATGGAATCGCTATAAGAAGATGCGAAACGATAGATATGGCTATTATTATGATGGTGTTAAAAAATTCGTAATTTGAAGTTGTAAAAAGGCTTTTAAGAAGCGCTAAAAATCACGGTTTTGGATTGAAACTTAAAACTTAAAACTTATTTTTTTATTATTATATTTTTCGTATTAGTCGTATCAAGAATACTTGGGGGAGGAAATAGGTTTTTGGTGGGTTGTGGGGATGCTATTTTTTTACAGATTAATTAAACGGAAAATATTTAAAAAGGATGAAGACATTGACTACATATATAAAGAAAAAGTTTGGCATATAACTTGTAAAGTAGTGTATATTATAAATAATTAAAAAGGAGTGTGATAGCCCAATGGGTGTTGATGAATTTAATGAAAATGTTGATGAAGTTAAAAAAATTAAAATTAAGGTCTTTTTATCGGGTGTTGGTGACCGAGAAATAGAATTAAATGAAGGTGCTACGGCTGATGATCTTATTGATATACTATCTAATGAAGGCTATTGGAAGCCTGGATATTACCTTATGCGAAATGGTAGGTTAGTTTTTGGTTCTGATACATTAACTAATGGATGTGCTTACTTAGTTTCATGGAAGGTTCATGGTGGTACTCTCTAATCTCTAATTTTCCTTATTTTTTTTGTACTTCTTATTTTTTGTAAGGTGACAAATTATGATTGATATACGATATATTATTAAAGAGTTAGAGAAAATAGAGAATATTCACGATATTGTAATCTATGATTCTCAGAATTTCGGGTTTTACTATGATTATGAGATTAAGTACAACGATTTAATACAAACTGGTACTGTGTTCATTGATGTTCTATGTTGCGCAAATAATGAATATGAATTTATTGAGCATTACCATGAAAAAATATTTAAATATTACATAGATTCTGAGCGAAACGAATACTATCATCCTCACATTAGTGTATCAAGCAGTTTTCTATGCTTGGGAGAATATTCAGAAATTATTGAAAAAACGATAATGAATATCGAGAAAATAGAAGATATGTATCTATTCACAATAAACATAATTTTAAATGTGCTAAATAGCTATAATGCATACGACAAATACTACGACATTTTTACACCAATAAATGATGAAGATGATTACGACGAAGACGACGACGGATACATTGGAACATGTAGCGAGTGTGGAACGGAAATATACGAAGGATACAATTACTACCATTGTCACGAATGCAATGAAATATTGTGTGAAGACTGCTACTACTTCTGTGAAACATGTGAAGAAGTGTATTGCAGTTATCACTTGAAGCCATGTCAAATATGTAGTCAAATGGTGCATTGTGAGATTCTATGTTGGATGTGCTATTCTTTTATGCGTAAATTTCTAAGGATACTCTATAGGTTCGTTAATTTTGAAGGAGATGATGAATAAATGACCAAAATTATATTAGTAATTCCCAAAAAGGCGTTTAATTTTCTTTATGACTTACTTTATGCAGTAGATACCGAGTTCGTACTGTTGTTTTCAGCATATAGGCGTTCAAAAAGCAAACAAAAGATCATTATCGAGATTGAAGACATCTATTATTTGAAACAAACAAATACACGAACAAGCACTGAAATAGATGAGCGAGAAATGGCAACATTCATAGAGAATCACAAGGAATTATTCACAAATTACGACAAAATAATGTATAATGAGAAAATAATCGGTTGGATTCATTCACACAATACAATGGGAGCATTTTTTTCATCAATCGATAAAGCTATGAATAATCTAATAGCTGGATTTGCGGGATTCTCGGTAGGACTAGTAATTTCACGAACTAAAGATCAAAAACTCGAATATTACATTGAATATACTGAAGATGGCATAAAACAGACTGACTACGAATTAATACAAAACAATATGTATAGACCTAACACTAATTACCTAAAATATATAAAAGAAAAAGAAAAAATCATAAAAGAACTGAACGAATTAAGCGATATTGATGATTTTGAGTATCCATATCCGTATAACTATGAAAAAACAAAAACAAACAAACTGGATGTAGAAACAATAAAAACGATATTATATTCTTATGACGAACAAGAAGTATTAGAAGCAATACATAAATATCTCAACGAAACATACCCAACACCAGACAATTATATGAAATTACAAGAAATTATAGATGATCTGTGGGATTTACTCAATGAATTTAGCGAGTTATCAAACTTTTACGGGTGGTATTAAATTATGCCTCGATATGAAGGATTCTTTAAATATTCTACGGAAAGACAGCGAATTGCATTAATCGGATGTGGGAGTCTTGGCTCATATACAGCGTTATTTCTATCAAAATGTGAATTTCCATTATATCTCATTGATGGTGACATTGTAAAGTTCGGTAATTTCAATGTTCAATATTACGACATTCGCGACCGATACGAACTCAAAATAACACGGTTGGAACATAAAATCATTCATAACTATTGTTTCCGAGATATTGACGATCCAGTAATTACAAGTCCTTATTTCATTCAAGCACATTCTAATCACCCGAAAATCATTCAAAACTTCAAAAACATCAACATATTCATTATAACTACTGATTCCATTCAAGCCAGAAGGAACACATTCAAACTCATTAAAGAAACTAATCCAAACTACACGATAATAATAGATGCTCGATCTGGAGGCGCAAAATACGAAATATTTACCATTATTCCCGAAACGACAATTGAAAATACATGGAAATACTCACTATCGGGTAAATTTAACGATGAATTTCGGTGTGGATTCAAGGAACTTCCGTTTGGGTCAGCTTATTGTGCGACATTGATTTGCAGAACCCTTATGAACTATCTTTACTACGATAAGTTTCAATTCTACCAATCCTATGACTTTTTAAACGATATTTCAATGAAAATGACCGAAAAAGAATATGTCAAATTTGAACAGCAATTGAGAGAGGCGCAAAAATGAAAAACCTCCTACTCTACATTGCTCTAATCTTCGTCATCATTGCTTTTTACATCAGAAGGCGCAAAAAATCCCGATACGAAAACAAAAAATATGAGCGAATTAATAGAAGATACACTCGGAGGCGCAAAAAATGACCGAGTTTCGAGATAAATTATTTCATATCTATTGTGAGTATCGTAAAATATACATTGACCTACAGCACGACAAAATAAGTTTCGATGAGGCGTTTTTGTGCGCCAAAAAATTATACTATCGAGCAAAAGAGTTATACAAGCAATATAACCGACCCTTACCAATTTATCATACCTTTTTTGACAAGTACGATAATGATTTCGATGACATTTACTATATATCAATGGTAGATTCAATCAATACAACATTCTTAGCCAAAAAACTTGAGCGTTTTGAATAATACTTTTTTAGTAATCTCTTTTTTTGATAAACCTTTTAATAAACACTAAAAATTATAAATTAAAACTTAAAACTTAAAACATATAAAACTGATTTTGTAATTTTTGTTTTTATCGTATTGTTAAGACTTGGGAGAGAGAGGATTCCCGGTTTTGGGTTAAAATGCTTGGCTAATTTTACAGATTTAACGGCTTTATTAAAACAGATAAATATAAATATGTTAGTGTAATTTAATAAAATTGTATCTATTAAAAAATTCAAAAGGAGGCTTGATAGTCTATGTTTGTAAGTGTTGTTGAAGTGAATGAAAAAACAAAACTAAGAGATTTACTTGAAAGAATTGATTTAGATTATATATATATTGTTGTCAATGGTAAAATTATAGAAGACACAGATATAGAAGTAAATCCCGATGATGAAGTATTATTAATTCCTATCATAGCTGGTGGTGCATAAAAATGAATTGTGCTCGATGTGGTAAAGAATTACATCAAACTTTCATTGACGAAATAGAAATAGATGGCTATACAATCGAGTTTGGCTATGTTTGTTGTGAATGTTTTGATGAACTAAAAAAACAAAACAAAATAACAATAAAAGATAATGAAATAAATGAAATTAAAAAACGATTGAAGGAATTAAAACAAGAAAAAGAATTAGAGAAACATAAAGAAATATTAGATAAATTTGCTAATGAATTCGGATTAACACATCTAACTTATCTACGATTAAAAGAAATATTACCAGCATTTATGCCATTTCCTCGAATAAAACACCATCATTGTTCATGTGGTAAAAGAATTTACATAAAAAAATACAAAATGTGTTATGACTGCAGATTACGACATAGACAATACTATCATTCAAGAAAAATATACGGAACAGATTGGAAATTGGCGCGAAAAATAAGAGAAACACCCCCAGAATCATTTAAAATTGATACACCATTCCTTTGTGTGTTTTTTAACAAAAATGTATTTCAATTTAGCAATGATAAGCGAACAGCTCAATATCGAACTGCACCAATCGATAAAACTCACTACATTGATAACTCAGATTTGAACTACAGAACGGAAATTGTCTGTAAAGCCGTAAAAGATCATAGATCATACTCATTCTTGTGGATTGAAGCATATACTTACAATAAACACGAAATTGACGCCATAAAAAATGACGATACATTAACAATTCAACAAGTTATCAAGAAAATAAATGAAAATATTCAATACTACGAATTTAGAGCGTGATTAAATGAAGTTAATAAAACAAGTATCTGAATATTTCTCAATAACGGAATCTGAGGCGCAAAACATTATTGCTCGGTTCAAAATCAAATCAATCCGTGATTGCGACAAGAAATACAATGATATTGTTGATTATTTAGAACCCAAATCTATTTTTTATAGTGTGCGATATAATTATGTGCGCCCTAAGTATGATAAATCGTAATTCTTTTTTTTAAATTTGGCTTTTAAGAAGCGCTAAAATTTTCATATTAAAACTTGAAACTTAAAACTAGCTGTTTTTTGTTATAAATTATTATTATATCGTATCAATAAAACTTGGGAGAGGAAGATTCCTTCTAAATGCTCAGTTTGACTGATCCAGGCTCGGTTTTTATGTGTTAATTGGTCATTCTTTTGTGATAATCTGTAATCGAAACTTATATATATCAAATCTTACATATATTATATTGTATCTCAAAAAAACAATTAGGAGGTTTGATAGCATGGCGTGTGAAAAAATCAATGTGTTTGAAAATGATTTTGACGAATTAATTAGAGATTTTACGATTGATAAAATAGAAGAGTATATATCAAAAGTATTTAAAGAAAATCCAATGGCTCGAACTACAGAAACTATTTTTGAAATAAAACGATTGAACTACAAAAAATTACATGATTTTACAGAAGAATTTGTAATTATGCAGTTAGAAAAAGAGAATTTGGATAAATTAATAGAAATAGAAAATTATATCACTAATTGTGTAGAATTTAATAAAATAATTGATGAATTTGCTTTACGAATTTTTGCTTCTATGCTCTAATTTACTCTTTTTTTTTTTGTACATATATTGTAATTATAGGTGTGAAATGATGGTCAGAAATATGATGAAATATAAAGTAAAATATAAAAAATATAGAATAAAAAATAGGAGAAATAAAGAAAGAAAAAATAAAGGAGTGTGATAGAATATGGGATTAGATCTTAGATTGATTCAAGAATTTGTAATTTTGCGTAAAATTTTGGGATATGAGCAAATCCCGATAAAAGCGATACTAAAGTCATATAATAATAATGAAGATATATTAAAAATTATCAATATTTACATTAGGAGAATCAATCTTATTAAAGGATGGCATCTAGCAGAACTTAAAGATACTATGTTTTTGAACGCGGGCTATGTACCATTGAATATATGGGAGAGTGAATAAGCAATGGTAGGAATAAAACGAACTTGTGAAATGTGCGACAGCTTGGCTCAGTATGTTGTTTGGCGCAGAAACACTGATCAAGTAAATTTCTATTGCGAGCAACATTTTGATTCAATACATTTGCTAATCGAAGACACTATGATTGATCTTAAGACATCAGATACAATGAGATTACGATATTTGAAAGTAATTGAGATTTTATTAGACTACATACATGATTACGACCGAAATTGGAGCGACACAAACACACTTCACTTTTGGGAGGACAACGCAGTCATAAAACAACAACAAGCATTACAAGAGATAATACATCATTGTAAAAAACTATTGGCACTTCTTGAGGCATATCGTTAGTAATCTCTTTTTTTCATTTTGCTTTTAATATGTGTTTGAAAATCATCATTAAAACTTTAAACTTCACTCTTTTTTTTATTCATTTTTCACTTCATTATTTATTCGTATATACTTCTTTTTACCCAAATTTTTCCCGACTAAAACACCATAAAAGGGCGCAAAACACCCATCAATTGAACTCCCAAACTCTGGCCTGGATCGGGTAAATTTCCCAACAAAACCTTTAAAAATCTTATACCTACCATATGGCACCCATAAAACTTATAAATGTTTCGATTTTGACACATCCGTAAATTTTATAAATCTTTCGACTCGATCCTGTAATTTTTTTCGATTTGTGCATTGTCACATAATTAAATCGTCATTTGGAGTCTGGTCTTGATACAGGATAACAATTAAAAAAGAACGGATGAATTAGAATTGATTTTTATAGTATTCGGATAATTCTTCAGACAATTCTTCACATTTAATATATAATTCTTTCACATTCTCAAAAACTTCATCAAAAACCCAACGAATTTCTATTATCATATCTTCAAAATCTTCTTTTTTCATTTTTCTACCTCCTTAAATTGAATTAATACATTCTAAGGCTATTTTTCGGAATAA